GTCTACAGTAAAATCGCCTTGGACACTGACGGATGCGTTATTCGTCGAGGTATCGAGGGTGACCGTTCCAGTGCTCGTTGCTTCTACCTCTAGAGAGTCAAACGTGTAACTCCCAGCGGACAAGTCCAGTCGTTCGTTGGAGGACGACGCACCATAGACGCGCCCGGCCGATTGATACGCGCCAGTCGCCAGTATTGGGGAAATAGTTTGCGCTTCGATTGCGAAGTTCGCAACATCGATGGTAGTGTTTGTACCCCTAGAAGTAAATCCTGCACCATTAAGACAGTTGGTAAGTTGAAAGGTACCATCGCCGGTTATCTGGCTGTTTTCTCCCGTCACTAATAATCCGTTGTCCAGCGCGCCAGTGACCGTTTGGGGCACAGACAAAGTGGAGCCATCGCCTAACGTCAAAGCATTGAACTTGCCAAAGTTACCAGAGGCTATTGGACCTATAGTCAACGTTCCGTTTGACGATACGGTGCCATCATATAGTCGCGAAAATTTCTTGGGGTACCACTCGCATGTCCCGCTAAATACGAAGGCTGCTGTACCTGATGTGAACGTGGCCACAGACAAAGCATCAAACGTTCCGTTGGTAATCGACACCGTAGACGATCCGAAATCAAACTCTCCAGCGCCGTCTAGAATAATATCCCCACCGTCGTCCATGGTGAGATTGTAGGCGGCCAGATCAAGTTTGCTGGTATAGCCTGCCTCGACAGAAAGATTACCAAGCGCCCAAGCGGCGGTCAGCGTACAAGGGTTGCCGTCGCCGGCCGCGCCAAACGTGGCATCGTCGCCAGTCCCGGGCACGCCCTCGGGAGACCAATTCGTAGATACAGTTGGATCGGAGGAGGTTGTCCCCAACCAGTTGTAGGCCGTCACATCGCTCACCGAGGCCGCATCCGCCGGCCTCTATCCGCCTCGGAAACGCCAGCAGCAACCCGGATGCAGTTGCCCTTCGGCCGCTAAGCCTAGCTGGCGTGTAGACTCCTCACGACTTAAACAAACCGTCATCGTCCGTGGTGGTGAAATTCAGCATCCGTAACGGCCCGGACCTAAACGCTATACAACCTGTAACTATCGTAACGCTTTTCAAGTAGGCGGTACCTTCCGACGGAAGGCAGAGCCTGGTATACCGGTCTTTGCCCGGCGATATCAGCACGTCCGCGCCGTCTGTTGGCACAGTCCCACAGTCCCAATTCGTCGGGTCGTCCCACTCGTTTCCGGGCAACGGAACGTCCCACATACTCTTATTTGGGTGCGGATACGGCACCGACGGACCAATCCACCGGTGCGTGTACGGCTTCGGCGTTATCGCTGCTTTGATCGCGGAGACGGGCGTTAACACCACCGCCGCGATGCCAGCCAGAAAAGATCGTCGTTTCATGGACTCACCTTATGTCGGCGTGGCTGGGTTGCTGTAACACCGCAAATCGGCCGAGACGAGCACTTTAGTCGTGCAATCGGCCGGCAAGACGGACGGCACCTGCCCATCGACGGCCAACTCCGCCGCCTGAATGCCGGCGATCGCCTCGATATTTGCCTTGAGCGTCTGGTAATCGCCTCGCGTCACCGCCGGGGCAAGTGTCAGCAGGACACAAGCCAACTTCTGATCGGCGACCACGTCAATTTGCGAGGTCTTCCTCGCCCCCTTGTTGATCGCCTGGAATAGTTGCTCGTCGGCGGTCGGAATCGTGATGGTTTTCATCGCATCTCCTAGTTAGATATCGCAACGACTGTCGCGATAGCAGCCACTGTCGTTGCTACACAAGCAGCCGACGCAATCAGGACTCCGATCAGCTGCCATGTTGAATTAGTTCGCTTTTTCAAATCCGTTTCCACGTTGTCAATCTTCGTATCATGCACGGCCACTGTCTTGATTAGCCCAGGCTGGCCGTTTCCTCGCAACAACACAATCACCTCGTCAAGTCGCTTGTTGTTCGTGTTTGTTGCTGCAGTCAGTGTGGCAGTCTTCTCCACCTGCTCCGTAATTCGTGCGTGCAAAACATCAAAATCGCCCCTAGTGACATCACCCATGCCAATTTCCTCGATAGCTGCTGAGTCTAACCAATCACGCCTAGTCGTCCAGTTCCTTCGCTGCCTCTGCAATGGCGTCTACGTCTCGCTGTGCGTCTTCGCTGGCTCTTGCTATCTCTGTCTTCGCCCTCGCTTCCTCTTCGGCGGCCACAGCCTTTGCTTCCCGCACTTTCGATGCCGCCGCACGAGCCGCCACGCTATGCGGCATGGGCGGCTTTGGGTCTGCCACAGCAGGCATTGGCGGTGGCTTGATTGCTGCCATGATGTCCTGTGCAAGCGGCTCGGCAATCGGCCTGGCTTTCTCGACAGCCTTCTCAACGTCCTCTGCGGTAACTGCCCCGGTCTGCTGGTAGTTTTTCCACAATAGATAAATAACGATTATCAGCAGAATGATCCATGGCAGCCACCGCTCCAGGGCTGTCGTCCAATGAGTCGCCGTGTTCGCCTCGTTGGTTATTGCGTTCTGCTCGATTGAAACAAGTTTCTCCTCGATGGCCTGTTTCTCCCTCTCTGATGCCTCTTCCTCCGCTTGCTTCCTCTGTTCGTCCAGCTTGGCCGCAGCACCTTCCGCCGCTTCCCTTGCCTTAGCTGCCTCCTCTTGCGCGGCCTGCACTGCTTTGGCTGCCTCCTCCTGCAAAATCGCAAACTGCGTCGAAACAAGCGTACTGTCAGCATTCGGGGTTGTTTCTGCCGGTACACCACCTGGTGCCCTGGGTGCTGCATTCGGGTCATTCTCGCTTCCGCCCAGCAAGCCGAATCGACCTCCAAGTAACCCTCCACCAAGCTGGCCATTACCTGGACACGCATCAGCAACTAGGGATAACTCGACATCAATCAGGTCCTTCGTGAATGCCCCGAGACTCCTCACAGTTGTCTCTACCGTGTTCGCATAGGTGCGATTGCTGCCGATGTTGGTCGTTTGCAAACACCCTATCAGTCTTCCGTCAAGCGTAAACACAGGCCCACCGGAATCACCACTGATAGAATATGGGGTTACCCCTATTCGCCCGTTCGTCGTCACGCTGACTACTTTCCCACGGTGCCAATACAGCTTCGCTGGGGATTTGCCGTATCCAGCCTTCCAAACATACTCGCCCTTTTTCGGCGTGACGCCAATTCGCACACCGCGAATACTCGCCTCAACAGGCCGCTCGATCCGCAGATAGGACGCATCAAACTCCTTCGATCTGCCAACAACTCGATATTTGTACTCACCACCGCCGAAGAAATCGACCGTGCCAGTCTGTGAATCATTTGTAACATGGTCCGCCGTCAGAATCAGGCAGCCACCGAGATAGCACCCTGAACCCCTGCTTCCGTCCGATGCTTCCACCCTGCATATATTTGGCTGCTGATGTCTCAGCACTTCCGGCAATGCCGCCCTGGCTATTGCAGCACTCACGAACATGACCGTTACCACAATGCCAATTGTCAATAGCGTCGTGACGATATGCTTGCGTGTCAATCTCATAATGTCACCTTTTGCCCGTCTTCTATTCTTATCGGCAACGCTGGTGGTAGCCTAATTTCACTAATGCCGATTCTCACAAATACGCGCAGCTCGGCATTTTCAGCAATAGACAACGCCTCACGCATTGCGACCACCGCGTTTTCCAATGCGACTCTCGCATCGTACTGCTCGCTAGCCTTGTCGATAAACTCTGTCTTGTCCACTGCTGCTATTCCGTAGTCGGCAATGTGTCACTTGCCCGAATCGTTTGGACCACGCGACGCATCTCTCTGCCCTTGATGTCCGGAGTAGTCCGCACCGTAACCACCTGCTTCAGGTTGGACAATGGGCTAGGCAAATCTATCATTTTTCCAAGCCAGAGAATGCTTCCGTCGGTTATGTCCCTGTCTACGATGAGCGTCGTATCAATCGCGACCGTAACGCCCCGGTTATTCACCGTCTCGTCCCTGGTGTTGATGTGGCGGACGCTTATTTCCACGGGCGTTCCAGAAACAGTGGCAACGCCCTCATTGTCGTAATAGCCCGTAGCCTCCCAGAGAACAGCCTTCTGGTGCAAACAATCAGTCTCTACTGCCGGCATCAGTCTCTGTCCTTGTAGTCAGTTTGCTCACTGGGAGGCCGTCCGAGCCACACCCCACTAGCTTTGGGCCTTGGAGTCGAATCGAGTTGGGTCAGCGTGCCTGTAACGTCTAGTCGTTTTGCGGTCTGTCCCCACAGAGTCGAATCAAGGCCCATGTCCGTCTTGCCCTGGAATACCGCGCTTGCCCCGTCCGTTCTCTTGGAGTGGTATTGCAAGTCGCGATGGGCGTAGAAATGCGCCGCGAGATTCTCCTCAATCTTCTTTGTCAGAGCGTCCGTTAATACACTCCCGGAATCTTGCGATACCACATAGTCCGTCAGGGCGTTCGCCGTGTCAATAAACGGGTCCACGCTCAAATCCGGATCGGTACTGATAATCGCTCTGACTTCAGATTGTGAAGTTCTCCACGCCATCGCATCATGCCTCCGCTAGGGCTTCCTGGATGGCCTGAAGAATCTCTGGCTTCCGAGTGCATCCATCAATGAGAATGCCTTCGTCAGCGGCAAATGTCTTTAATTCAGCTACGGTGAATTCCCCAAACTCTGCCAGGAATTCATCCGAAAAGGAATTGGTTGCTTCGCCCAGCTCAGCCTCTTCGCTGCTAATCAGCCGGAATTTGTCACTCCCGAATAACCGGTCAAGCGGCTTCTCGGTGACAATGATATCTTTCAGCCCAGGACGCAGCTTTCCATGTCCATCTCTCGCGCCGTAGACGGTCTTGTTTTCGCCATCGCCCTCTTCGTACTTGCCGCTCAGAATGCGGTACTGTCGCAACTTAGCCATTGCTTACTCCTTGGGCCCTGTTGTCACACGAAATAAGCCCCCCGGCGATGCGCAACAGGGGCACACACCGCCGGGAGGAGCCCAAGAAGACTACGCAGTAGTCGCGTGCATGATGCCGCAGTTGTTGTTGTAGTCGTCGCGAATTTGCGGCACTTGGATTGCCATGACCTTATAGTTGATCTGCATTCCGCCGCGAGTCTCCCAACGCAACGTGGTTATGTCCATGCCATTGATGGCTCGTGCCACGTCGGCCGTCATCTGGACGAGAATCAGGGTAAACGTACTAGTCAGGAAATCCAGTTGTCGCACGTCGCTGATAGAGTCGATCTTCTTCAGCCGGTCCCGAAGCGTATTGTCGCCCTTGTTCGCCGAATAATCGGCGTCCATGAATGGAGCCCAATCCGTCGAATGGTACATCATGAACGGACCATAGAATCCGTCGTCGTTCAGCGTCTTAATCATGCCCAAGACTTCGGACACGGTCGTGGCGTTCGTGCTGACTCCCGTAGGTGTCGTTACGTCAGTCTTCGTGTTACGCGCCGGATGGGTCGTGTACCCATAGACCTTCGACGTTTGGCTGTACGCAGTGCTCACGCCATACGCATACGGCGTCACCGTGCCAATGACCGACTTTTCGATCTGCTCAGCCACACGCCGCCCAGCGGCCTCGGCCGTGGTTGTGTCCAATGGCGAGCCCATGTTTCTCGACTGCATCAAGGTACGATGCTTGATGAAGAAATCCGCATGCGTAATCGGCAGCGGCATTCCCTCCAGCTTGTACAACGGTGCATCGTTGCGACCCTCGGTCGTGCCGTGCATGTCGACCATCGCCTCACCCGGATCACTTTGCGTTTCGTGTTCCAGGATCGTCTTGGACATGCCATCGAATCCGCCATAGGAATTTGCACTGGCCAAATCCGTCCACGCTCGCAATCGCTGACGGGTAGCCATGACAACCGCTTCATCGAATTTGATCCACTCATCCTTACGCAAGGACGTTGCATTCGTCACGTCCATGGGAATGTCAAATCCATGATGCCGTGCATCGTTCACCGTTACCGTGCGGTATTCCGGCTTGCTCTTGCCAGTTTTGTTGTCGACAAGCTGCCGGCCCGTCTTTACCGTCACGTACGCTTTTCCATCACGACCAACAAATGGACGCAGCAATCGCGGCTCGAACCGATATTGGTTATGGAACCGCTCGCCAACGTCGCCAACTCCCTGGCCGTTGATGATGAAATCAGATGTAAACATGTGTTTCTCCTCGTATGTCAGTTACTTGCACACTTGGCAAGACATTAGTATCCCGTGTATTCACAGAGCAGCAGCTGCTCCGACGTCGGATTGGTTGATGTCTCCAGGCACTCGAACGGCTCGGCCTCAGGTGAGCCCGTCGTAGCAATCAACTTGCCCGTGGTCGTTTGCGCTATGAACAAATCGCCGATTGCGTGATCGTCACCAGTACCGGACACATCGGCCACCCGCATGTTGAATTGCTCGCCTGGTGCCGGGCAATACAGGAAGCACGTCTCGCCTCCAGAATAGGCATCGTCGTAGTTCTTCCCTTGCAATTCGTCTTCGATCAGAATGGCAATAGTAACCCGGATTCCGTCATCGCCCTCGTTCAGGCGATCCAATACGTCGGTGTAAGTGAATTTGCCATTCACCATTTCCGTGCTGCCTTTTCGCACCATTAGGGTGCCAGGCTTCGGCGTGATCGAGGAATCCACAATCCCCTCAATGAACACCCCCTTGGGGTAAGCCGTGGCAATGATTTTGTCGCCAGTCATATCTCAATCCCTTCCGGATTAGTATCCAGTGTATTCCGACAGTAGCAGCGTGTCCGCTACTGGATTGGTTGATGTTTCGATGCACTCGAACGGCTCGGATTCCGGCGTTCCAGTCGTAGCAATCAACTTGCCAGTCCCCGAGTCGACAATCTGCATATCACCGATCGCCTTGCTGTCGCCGGTACCTGCAACGTCCTGATATCGCATGTTCAGTTTCTCGCCCATGACGGGAACATAAAGGTAGCACGTAGACCCAGCCTCGTAGGCGTCGTCATAAGTCCTGCCTTGCAATTCGTCTTCGAGTAGCACCGCAACAAGCCGACGGTTCCCGTCAGTGCCCGGTGCGTAAACAGTCCACTCGTACCGTCCGTTCACCGGCTCCGTGGCAGCGGACTTCATCATCACGACACCCGGCTTCGGGGTCTGCCCGGAAGCCAGAAAGCCTTCCTTAAATACCCCCTTGGGCTCTGCCGAAGCAATGATCTTCGTGCCTGTCATAGTGTGTTCTCCTTATTCCAATGCCTTATACGCACTGGCTTGCTTGCGTGTGTTGACTACTCGCCTGCTTCACCAGGCAACAGCAAGTGGTCCTCCGACGCCTGATCCATGCCAGGTCGGCCCATGTTGTCCACTGCTGACGCCCCAATAAAGTGCTGTTGCGGCGGTTCTTCCTTCGGCGCAAGCGATGCCAATACAGTCAATTCGTCGAGGCTCTTGGAATTGAGCACCTTCGCCACCGATTCTTTCTTGTCGTCGCCGACGTTTCCAATCAGCTTCTCGACAATGGCATCTTTCTCTCGCTGCTCAAGAACCTGAGCATGGCGGAATGTGTTCTGCACGCTTTCCGGAGCCGATTCAAGCCATTCGTTTTCGGTCATTGGCTTGCTTGCTTTCTTCTCGTCCATCTCTTCCTCTGTGTTTGTCGCGTTCTCCACCGGCTCCTTCGGCACGGTAGCCCATGTTTTCTTGTCGGCGTCATACGTGTGCCGATTTCCATCCGCGTCCTCGAATCCTTCCTTTGCGGCGTTCGCAACCAAGGACTCTTCCGCGACTTTCTCGACTGCCTTGACAGCGTTGGTAAGCATCGCATCATTCAAATCCATCAGATCAGAACGATTCGTCTCGTCGTAGCAGCAAGAGTTTTCAATCAAGCTGTCGACCATCTCAAGACGTTTCTCATCACTCAGGGACATAGTGTCACCCTCCGAATTCAGCATTTTTCCGTTTACAGGCTTCCACCTGACTACCTTGATTACTTCCGTTGGCAAATCGCCAGACAGCACGACCTTTTCGCGAGTTCGCGTGTAGGGCAAAGAGAAGTATCGCTCCTTGCGAAGGAAGACCACGCGGTTCTGGAATAAGTCCTCCAGGTACACCGTGTCCAATCCGGCGCCAGTACTAAACCGATCCCGAAGCTGCTGCCTCAGCACATCCTTGATCGTGTCTATCGATAACTCGTTCCCTACTGTGGTTTTCGTGGGCCCCGCACTTGCACCACTGCCATCCTCCGCTTGTTCATTCATCAGTACCCCGCATCCGTCCTTAATGGAACATGCTCCTACTTGGTCCGGCAGAATCGCCAGGTGATCCGGCTCGTAATTCCGCGCTATGTACGTGTAGACATCCCCTGTTGGTGTCGCGCCTGGAGCGTGCTCATTCTCGGTCATGAGCCCAGTAGATAATTCGATTGGACGGCGGTCTTGAAGCGATGTAAGAATTCGCTTGTCGACTTTGGAAGTCTGGTCGACCGCAAACCACCCTTCAGCCTTGAGGTGACCGCGACCATCGATCGAGGCGTTGCGAATGTGACCTATCCCGAATTCATCCAGGACGCCATCCGTCTTAACAGAGACCGACTCACCGTTAACAGTCGGATGATTGACGACGAGAGGCACGCCGTTCCACGATTCGCGGCTCTTGGCTATTTCGTCCGCCGGGTAATACAGCGGACCAGCACTACCATTGAGCACGCCCGGTACAATCAGCGTTAGAGGGGCAACTAGATATTCCGTGCCGTTGTCACTGCGGAATTCGGCCTTGCCCACAAAGTTGAGTGTGAGGTTTTCCATGCGCCGAAGATAAACGTGTCAGTTATCTTCAGGCAAGCAGAGTGCATGGTTTCTCACCCCTGGGGTGGCTACTCCCCACTAGATAGCAACCGGACCCATCGGTAGTGCGTTTTCCGATGGAAATACTCACAGACAATCGTCTGTCCGGTCCCAGCAAGATTACGCCTCGCCCTGTAGATCACGCTACGTAACGTGACGTTTGACATGTCCGGCTTTTCGAGGGCCTCGCGAATTTCGTCCTTCGTGTGAGGCAGCCCATCCGATAATAGCTCTAGGACTATTTGTTGAGGTACTGATAGATTGGTCATTTCTTCCGCCCCCGTGCCGGAGAGACAAATTTCCTGGGCCGCTTCGCCGCTATTGGCGTATCAACACCAGCCCAACTCGTCCGGCGTTTCTGCTGGGCAATCGTTCGCTTGCTGCGTTGCGGTATTTCTGCCGCCAAGGAGGCACTAATAGACTTGGCTATCGAGGACTTACTGCGTTTCTGGCCAGACTGGTTTTCACCCACGTTGGCTGGGGTCCACGCACACCGACAGTTTGGGTGGCGCGGTATCTTGCCCCTCGCTTCCTTCAGTGTGACCACTATTCCATCAAGAGGTTTGCATAGAGTGCAGTTATGCACCAATAGGCCATTCGCGAAGAATTCCGGCTCGTCCTCAACCTGTATGTCATACACCGCTATTGCCTTTCTGGCCAGCCGATGATATAGTACGGTTATATCACTCAGGAGCGGTCGCCCATGCCATTTCAGTTTGCTTGCAGCATATGCAACCAATCGTTCGCCAGACACACGCAGTCGCTCAAAGACGGCTGCACAAATGTATTTTGCTCTAGAGCGTGCTACTTTGAGAGCCGAAAAAATGGCGGAGACCGTGCTTGCCCAACATGCGGAAAGCTTGTCCACAGGAGTAAACGAAACACTCGCCAATTCTGCTGCAGGGAATGCTACGACGCCAGCAGGCAAAAGGTCGTCGTCACCAAGACTTGTGTCGGCTGTGGCTCCAACTTCACCATCAACAAGAGTGTTCAACACAGATACAACTACTGCTCTATCGCGTGCAAGAGGGAGCATATGGCCGGCGAATGGCGCGCGTGCCAAACATGCGGCACTCGCTTTTGGCACAAAGGCTCCGACATTGCGCGTGGACTTGACAGGAAGCATTGCTCCGAGGAATGCAGAAGACCTCCTGACTACATTAAGTGCGACACTTGTGGGAAACGCTTTCGCAGATGCCCTTCCCAGACAGACAAGCGGTTTTGCAGCCTGGCGTGCTATAGACGTTCCACTTCGGAAACAACGATAGAGCGTGATGTGCGACTTTCTCTTGATAACCTCGGCATTGAATATATCAAGGAAGCTGCCCTTGGTAGATACGCGATTGACTTTCTCTTGGAGTCCCCAAGGATAGCCCTCGAAGTCGACGGTGACTACTGGCACAGGGACCCATCCAAAGACGCAAGAAAAGATGCCTACCTCACCAGCAATGGGTGGACTGTTGTGCGAATAAGAGAGTCTGAAATCAAAAACGCTGTCGATCTTGACGCCCTCGTCTTTGAACGACTCCAACGTGTCGCCCACGGATAGTGCATCGGCCGGAATCCAGCCCTGTTTCACGCGATCCCAGAATGGATGATCTGACGTCGCCGTTACGTGATGCTTCCCGGCCGCAATGCTAACCATCTTTCCGCTATAGTCTCTCTTCGTAGCTGCAGTGACCCTCTTGTATCCTTTGCGCGTTAGTACCATCATTCCAGGACGGACAGCCTGAATGGGAATGTCGCCGTCCAGCGTCGTCACCATCGTAAACGCCGGGAAACATACCCTATCGTCTCCAGCAGTACTCCACTCAACCTGCACGCCCACCTCTTCGACGCCTAGCCTCTCCATGGCGTCTAGCTGGCCTTCCGCGTGCGCCCGAATAATCTCGGTCCTGGCAATCAGTTCAGCTCGCCGCCTATTCCCGTTCACAATCGCTGCCATGTCCCTCGCGATCTTGCGTGGGTTGTCACCTTGCACTAATCCGTCAGTCAATGCTCTGCTTAATTTGGTCGCCAAATCACTCGTAGCACCCTTCAGGTCCGTCATCGTCCTGGCGGCCAGGGTCTTCACCTTCTCCTGTTGCACAGGCTGAGCAAAGCTAGAACGAAGGAATTCCTCCCGGGTACCCTGATAGAAGCCAGATACGTCTTCGCCCGTTTGTAAAGCCGCCTTGCGTGTATCATCAAATGCACGACCAGCCCCCTTCCTATAGCCTTCCTCAATGTACTTTTCGAGGAATGCTTCGTCTAAATCCTCGATCTTGATCCCACGCATCTGCGTGTTGAGTTGGTCCTCCAGCCACTGGCGGAATCCCGCCAATTGCTCCGGGGTCGACTGGAATCGGAACCGCTGGTTTCCTGCCAGCAATATAGATTTCGGACCTGCCAGACCAAACGCATCCTCCCTGACGACCAAGTCAAATAGAGCCGCCTTCACCTTCCGGTATCGCCTACGAATATCCGCCTGCGCAACCCGACGCAATGTCTGCGAACGTGTTGGGTCCATCTTCACTGGATTTCTAGCTGCCATGACACGCTGCCTTCACTCGGGATATATCGGATCGCCGTTGTGCCTGCCCCTTGATGGAATTGCCATAGGTAAATGCAACTCCTCATGCACTTCGCCTCGCTCCTCGCGATCCTTCTCGGTCCACCGGGCCTGGATTTCTGCCGTCTTCTGACGTATTTCCTCAGGCGTAGGCATGTACGCCCTAGCGTCCCCAATTTCTTGATTGGAACGAATCACCACACCCCAGAACACTAGCCTCTCTCTCGCACGGGACGTACCGCAACGCATTAGTCGCGATATCTCCTTCAACGTGCTACCCTGCCTGTATAGCTCGCAGAATTCCTCTCTTCGATCACGTATCGCCTTCGGTATCAACATCAAACTCGCCCTCGTCTTCGGCCGGCATGACGTTCTCCAAGTAGCCCTCCGCGACATCGTCCTCTATCTCAAGCACGCCAGTGAGGAAATCCTTCGGATGGAGCAAATTCTCGCCACCGCCCTGCAGATATTTCACCATCGATTCCGTGCGCTTCGCCGCTATGACCGCCCGTTGCTCGTCAGTCAGATTATCCATGCTCGGCCACAGAATCGTGTAGCCGTCACCCGGCTCCGATAATACACCAAACAATATCAGCCTGTCTATCGTTGGTGAAATCACCCGAGGACTCAGGTAATCGTTCTGTCGCTTCGATAATCGTCGATTCCATGCCCGCTCATCCTGGCCGGAAGCCAATTCCCCACGCTCCGAGCCCATGAATATCCGCTTCGGAACACCCAATCGAATACAGATCGCATCTATCTGCACCTGCAAGTGGTCCGACGGGTCCTCCACCTGTGTACGTAAGCTGTTCGCCGACATCCCCAAAAGCATGATGTATCGCTGAAGACCGTTTGCGTAGTTCTCGATCATCGTGCGCATGTCGTCGTTGTCGATATCCACATCGCCGCCGAGCTCCGGATGCGTTTCAAAGCTGATTCCAGGAAATGCCCCCTTGTAATACATCTCAGGCGAAGCACCCAACAGCTTCCGGATATTCAACAGGTAATTGAATACCTGCAATTGCCTCGGTAGCCCAAATAGCTCACTGCTACGCAGATTGTCCGCAATGTGGATGATGCGCGACCAATGCACATTGACTGTAGATTGCGTAGGTGACGCAGAACCGCCAGAAGAATCCAGCGTGCCGTCACCAGTCCCTACGGTAAGAGCATATTGCGTGGGCTGCCCATACCTGGAATTTGATGGGTCGGTTTCATACGCAGTAATCTGGGCCAAGTCCTCAGAAAACGCCCGGAAGAACAGGACATTGTACTCGCCCACCGGCGACGTCGGCATGTCACGCTCGAATCCCTTCACGGGCTCATGCAATGGCAATCCATCATCAATCCCGATCAAAATGACGCCATACGACCCGATGCCGCTCAATACATCAACACGCTGAAGGTAATCCCACACTATCCCGCCGGTTTCACCCTGGTACCAGCTTGATCCAGCGATCTCCCGATTGAGCCCCTCCCAATCACGCTCGAATTCCGTGCTGGTTTGCGGGTTCGCGTCCTCGGTAACCGTCGGCGTCAATAGCCATGATTCCGAAGGGAATATCTCCACGACACGCGAAGCCACACCCTCGCGCAAATACATGTCCCGGTAATTCTGCAACGTGATTGAGTCAGTCGCAGGGTAGCCACACTCATCATTGATGCTGCGGCGAGGGTCGATGTCGTCGCTATCGTTGTAATAGCGACTAATCGAGCGTACTGCATTGGCCAGCATTCTTCGCCTACCAGTATTCTCCGTTGGCTGCGGTTCAGCCTTCTTCGTGCGCCGCACAGCCTTCTTCTTCGCTGACTTCTTTGCCATCCTTCTGCCCTCGTAAATGGTTTTCAAAACGCGCCCACACGGCCACGGAGCGTCTTGGCAACCTGCCCGTACATGGCCAACGCAAATGCGTCTGATTCGTCGGGACTGCAGCCCAACATCTTCTCTAGGGTGATCTCCGCACTGTCCGGATTCTTCGCACGCTTAGGCGGTAACCACATCCTGCCAGACTCGTCGTATTGTAATGGCAATGGCGCCAACTGCCTACGTAACTCCGTTTCAGTCACTGGAATAGCGAATGGCTTGTTCATCGCCGGGTCCAATCGCTCGCGAATAGCCCAGTACATCTCGCATCGCTTGTTCTTGAATGCGTATTTTGTCTCGTCTTCGCCCTCTCGCTGCTTAAGCGTCTTCCTCGCACGAGTACGCTTGGCGGTCGCGGCCGCACCGAACCGTATAGCGTTTACGTGATGCCCGTATTGGTCCCGCAATAAATCCACGTGCTGCTTCCCGCCGCCACCAGCATCAAAATACACATCCTTGGCAGATAGCTTGTGCTTCGCCATATACGCCATTGTATGCTTGGGAATGTCTGAAGTGTCAGGGGTCTTCACTGATACCAACTCAACAATACCTTCCCGGGAGCATATGCAATACGCCGTACTGTCGCCTCCCTCGGCAGGGTCAACACCCATGGTCCATCCAACCTTGTTGTATGCCGTGCGAGCAAATTCAGCAGACATGGCGAGCCATTCCGGAGGATACAGCAAGACCTCCTTGCCACGATAGAATTCGCCATCAAGGCTAATCGACTGCATCATCGGGTCCCAATTGGTCCGACGCTCGATGTACTCATTGATGCCGATTAGCCCAGGTACCACCATCGGCTCTGGGGGATTCTGCTTGTTCTTCAGCTTCCACGATAGAGCCAACCGCTTGTATTCCTTGCCCGACAATACGCCCCTGGGGTATTTGTCACTCTTGACCAGGCAGGGCTCCGGCTTACGCTTGCCTTCCCTTATCTCCTGGAGTCCGGCCTTGACGTTCGGGCTGTCTTCAGCGCGGACGTGGATGACATTCGTCCGTAATCCATCACCAGTAATGGACTTGACGTTTCCTGCCTCTGCCTTCTCCTGGAAGAAATTGGCGCATGGAAACGGATTGCCGATGATGAGAATACAGTGAGCCCACGTCTTGCACGACTCGTAGACCGTGTTTTTGATGCCAGACGACTCATCTAATACCACGAGCGTGCGTGGTATATTCAGGAATTGTGGCAGGTGCCTACCTAGGAGGGCTTCACCCTTGGTGACCGTCTGGCCGATAAGCTCGGATTTGTCGACAAATTCCCCTTGATTGTCGACCTGGCGAATGTGCATGTGGTTGTATTGCAGGGGGAGCGGATGCCGACTGGTGTTTATCAGCTGCCGAATTTCCCCCCATAGCACATCATTAAGCTGATTGCCACTCGCACTAGTGGTAACCGTGCGGGCAGGCCTCCGAGAGCATTGCCACCACAACGCAATGAATGCGGCAATGTAATCCTTACCCAAAGCGTTGCCAGCCGGGACAACTGTCTCATAGTTGGCCACAACGCTGTCTATGATTTCCCGCTGGTAGCTGGCCAACACCATATCAGGCCAACACATACGTTGGAAATCATACGGATCAATGAACGACATACGCTATCCACGATGAGACTGAGACACAGTATCTATTACTATCTCTACCAGTCCACAGACACCGCTGTCAAGTGCAATCCGCCATCTCACCGGCTGCCAGATACATCGTCTCTACCCTGCCCCTGAGGCATAGTCTCCGCTAATCGCTTGTCCCAATCGATGAATACCTGCGTGTTAATCGTGGGTTGCAGCAGATTGAAGTAGTCCATCGCCAACCGGATCATCGCACCCTTCTGCACAAATTTCAACTCAACTTCCTGGCCAACCACCTTCCCCTCATCGTCCAGCGTGTTCCGGCACTTGATCCCATCAATACACCGCCTAACCTGCGGAGGCAACTTGCGCAAGTCGTCAATGCTGATCCTGCCATTCTCGTCACAGAAATCGACCGGGTCGCGGAATACGCAATAGGCCAATTCCTGCAAGACGTTTTCCACGGTAAGCTGCTTGCCGAAGTCAATTTCCTTCAGAGCCTTGCCAAGGGCCCGCTTGATGCTCCGCTTCCGCATCAGCTTACCTGCCTGCGCAGCAGCACATTTCGGCGAATACCCAGCAGCAATAGCAGCTTTAGCCCCGTCCATGCAGATCAAATATTCCTGCACAAATCGCCGTTGCCTATCAGTAAGCTTCTTCAGGTCAGTACCCCTGTCTAATAATTCAGTACTAGCCATTGCCTATTACCCCCATGCCCTCCATTAACCGTATTGTGCCTTATATCATGGAATATCTGTACTACATTGCCTTTGTAGTGTCTGTACCTTTATTACTTCTCGGCATAATTCCGTCACCATGTCATGGGAGCAATCCGTATCCGGATTACTGGCCCATTGCTCCAGAATCTGGATCATGGGATAGAATTCCTCCATGCTTCGCGTGTTCAAATTAACACAAAAGACGTGGCCGTTGCAAGGCGACCACACTACGGCCCGTCGTGGCTTGCTCATTGCATTTCCTGTCCTTATGAGACACCGGGGGACAAATAGGTGGACAGAATTGTCTCCTAATACGGCTTTATCCGTGCTGCTTATTATTTTCGCTTCATCGCAGCCTCTGGCGTTGCGTAGCATTGCTCAGCCAGCAGGTCGAACTCAAAACCTCTCACATCGCGACATCGTACCGTACCTTCGTCGTTGTCATCAATGGCACAGCACACGAATCCACGACCAGCCTCTGTGGTGTATAGATTCATCCCTGGCGTAATCGGTACTCCATCGGCCGTCTTCGGTAGCTTGTCGACGATGGCTTGCAGCCGCTTGATTTCCTTGGCCGCCTTGTCGAGTACGCTGGTTATATCGTCCGCCTCCGAATTGGTCAGCGGCTCGCTGTCCGTGAGATGGTCCAGCACCTCGACGGCGTCGGCTATCCGTTGCGTCAGTGTCATCCCTCCGTCTCCTCCGTGTCTTGGTTGGTTGTTTTAACCCGCCCAATTCCCCATCCGCCGTCCTCGTCCCGCCATTCATAGCCTGGCCGGCACTCGCACGGATCTCCGTAACACAGCCACAGTCTCTCTATCCGGCACCCACAATCTGGATCGCCATAGGCGTCGGTGCGATAGAGTCCGTCGTATCCATTCTCTCGCAGGTACGACTCCAGAATCTCCTGGCAGGTCGGAGGTAGGTCGCTCGTTTGGTTTTCACTCATCACTTCGTATCCTCGTGTCTCCTTGGTTGGCTTTCCGTTCATCTACCACGGCAATTCCCGCCGCCGCAGATGTTCCAGTTCGTCGGGCCACTCGTCCCAATCGCCTCCCTTTTTGTCCTTGAGTCTCAGTGGCTTGCCGTTCCATAATGGCCGTCGCCCGAACTGCTTGACGAAGACGTCCGCGTCGGCCGCGTCGCATTGCTGGACGATCCGTTCGATCCATTCGACATGGCACGGCCTCGCCCTAGGCCCAGACTCGCCGCCGATGATGACGCACCGCGCACCGGCACAAGCGACGGGTGGCATGCTTAACGATATCCGGCCGACGAGCGGCTCGACGGACAGGAAGGTTTTCATCCCCATGTCTCCGAGGTGATAGCTGTCCGGGCCACGCGAGTCGGCCGACCGCTGGTCCTCGACCGACGTTCCGATCCAGACATTCGGCAACTTGAGCGGATCGGCCCAGTGTTCTGGGTCCTCGAAGAATAGCTTGCACAGCGTGTCACAGGCTCGCCGCACTGTCGGCGTAACATGTTCCGGTCGCTTCGTCAGCAGCAAGTATTGCAGGGCGTCGGTCCGGGCGATCGTATCGCACAGCCGCACCCGCAGCGGATCGAGGTCATCCCGCTCCTCGAAGACATCGCACATCGACCCGACGAAGACCGACTCGGTGTCGTCGTTGATCGCCGCCCTGCGGTCCCACGATTCGAGTTGTTTCCACGCTCTCTCGCTTGCGGGCACGCGAACGCCGTCTGGCCCCCACGTCCCAAATACGGCCGGATTCCGCCTCGCTTGCAGCTCCGCATAACAGTGCTCGCACCCAGTCGAGACCTTCGCGCATCCTCTCCACGGATTAAACGTGTGGTCACACCATGCGATTGTCGTCTTCTCGCCCATTATTATCTTCCTCCGTGTCTCCGTGGCAGTCTTCCCCGGCATCACCCAGCGACGGCAAGCTGAAGTGTTTTGGTAGTCGATCCGCCAGCCGCGCCTCGTGATAGCCGATGCACCAAGCTACTCGCAATGTATCCATGCTTCCGTGCCTAGGGTACGGACACTCGGGCCCATCGCCGTTATGATACGCACACCGCCCCGCGAGTCGCGATTCGCGACTCCTGACATCGCTGTTCCACAGTGGCTTCACAGTCATTATCCTCCGGCTTCCTGATTTCGGTTTGCTGGATTCCTTACTCGTCCCGGTGGTTAGCCACGCAGACAAAGCAAGTCACCGCTCCGGCAACCAGCATGCATAACACCATCCGCAGCGTGAAGGCGAGCCCGCCGCCCGTCCTGATCCATTCCGGGCCGACGTGGTAGATGTACGTCCCCGCCAACCCGACACATCTTGCCATCGATGGCCTTCTGTAGCTCGGCGACTTTCCGTGTCTGGCATTTGTGCCCGTGGGCTAGCGACAACATCACTCCGTCTCCTCCGTGTCTCCGTGGTTACTTACCTCAATCCAACACGCGCCGCTCCCGTTCTTCCGCGTCGAGGTCGCGTTGATAGTGGATGCGGTAGACGCCCGGCGGCAAAACGACGTTGCCGTGCTCCGGGTGGGTGATCGTGCGCTCTTGCGTGCAGTGCAGCACCGGACCATCGAGCGGCCCCGCGTCGGCGACACGGTACACGAGCACGCCATCTAGGGCGTCGAGGCAATGCCGACTGCCCTGCGTACTGCCGGGGACGAGTTGCAGCGACGGCGTGTCCTCGGCCGTCGCGCCGGTCGGCACGTCGCCCAGCAGGGTGATGTAGACGTCGCCCTGTCTCCAGCAGTCGCCCGGCGTCGCCGCCTCGGGGAACCGCTGCGGTTGGTCGTTACGGATTGCCTCGGCCGTTTCCTGAATCATTTGAAGTTCTTGTGCGGTCGCGCTCATTACGAAGCTCCTATAATGCTGACGTTTCGGTTTCCACCCAGCCACTGTTGGGCCTGTTCACAACTAGTGATTTCGCGTGGTACGTGCATGGCGAAGACTTTGGCGGTCGACGGACACGAGCAGACGAGTCTCCGTTGCCCGTCGCGTGCCTCCATCAGGGCCTCGCGCGTACCGTCGACATCGTTGCGTTGCTTATCGACGACCGTAGCTCCCGTCTCGGCCAGGTAGCGCGGCCAGCCGTAGCGGTCGATCCGAAGGCGTTGCACCTCCGCATTCTCCTCGCCGTGTATCTGATCGAGGGTCTGTGTCTCGGGCCGTATGACGATTTGCTCGTCGACCGCGACGCCGTCGATGTGCCACAACTGCCATCCATCGCGCCAAGTGATCGACGGCCCGGCTTCGTTGTGCAACCGGCCCTCTTGCAGGTGCAGCTCCGCCGGGCGATCGGCCAGCGCGGCGAATCGGTCTCCGTAGATGCACCAGGACGCATTGAGCGCGTGCTGCTCGTCGGCGGCGAATGCTTCCAGCAATCGGTCATCCCAGTGGCACACATCGCGGAAAAACGAGACGTATGCATACCAAGATGCCCATAGGTTGCCGCCACGATAGGAACGTAGGACTTGACCCCCGACTTGCGAATGGACTTGCTTCCGGACTTGCGAATAGACTTGACCCCCGACTTGCGAATGGACTTGCTTCCGGACTTGCGAATAGACTTGACCCCCGACTTGCGACTCGACTTGCGACTCGACTTGCGACCCGACTTGCGACTCGACTTGCGACTCGACTTGCGACCCGACTTGCGAATAGACTTGCTTCCGGACTTGCGACCCGACTTGCGAATCGACTTGCGACCCGACTTGCGTCCCGACTTGCGACGCGACTTGCGAATCGCGAGTAGCCAGCATGATCCAGGCAATCGCCGCGCCAAGTGGCGAACCGAGCCGCAAGACAATTCCGGGCTCGGGTAGTTCGGCCGCGCGATAGCATCTCCGCACGCCTACTGCCGCCGCGTCGAAATCGGCGGGCTCCGTCGACAGACCGATTGCGGTCCACTTGGCGACCCACTCTGGTATCCGGTCCAACTGCGCGTCGGTCAATCTATCGATTCGTGATGGCATTTCAAATCTCCTGAACCCAGTACTAGGTCAATCCTTCATACTTGCCAAGTACTCGGCAGTCGACAGCCACCGTCGGCCATTCCGTATGGAACGGGCCTTGAGCGTTACACCCTCGGGGATCGTCGTCAACGATCTGAGGTCCAGGTAGCTATCGGCCGTGAGCGTTACACCCTCGGAGATCGTCGTCAACGATCTGAGGTCCAGGTAGCTATCGGTCTTGAGCGTTACACCCCCGGGGATCGTCGTCAACGATCCGAGGTCCAGGTAGCTATCGGCCGTGAGCGTTACACCCCCGGAGATCGTCGTCAACGATCCGAGGTTCAGGTAGCTATCGGTCTTGAGCGTTACACCCTCGGGGATCGTCGTCAACGATCTGAGGTCCAGGTAGCCATCAGCATTGAGCGTTACACCCTCCGGTAAAGTAGTCAACGATCCGAGGTTCAGGTCGCCATCGACTTCGAGCGTATTGCCGTCGAAGTGCCGCATCGCGGCGCGGAACATCTGGTTCTTCACGCGCGGCGTCATCCAGTCCTCCCACCAGTTCGGCCGTCCCGCGTCGAACTGGAACTCCCAGCCCGCTTCGTCCATCAGGCTCCTCACCGGCTTGTACTCCACCGGCGTCTGATACCGCCCCATTCCGTCGGTATCCCGGGTTTGCAAGCCATACTCCTCCCGGATCGCGTGGTGCGAATCGGTCTCGTTCGACAGGTACACCGCGACGTCCCGGGTCGTGCTGTTGTAGGCACACACCGCAGATTTGAAATAACACATGGTCTTCTCCTTGGGGTTCACGCCTCATCGGCAAAATTCCATTCGCACAGTTCCGCCTCCGGCAGCAGAATCTCCCCGGTGCGTAACGTCGCGCCAACCAAGAACGCCTGCCGTATGCGATCCGGCAATCCGTGTCCGGTTTCGTCCAACGCGCGTTTCAATCCACGCCCGCACGCGGCGGGCGACCTCTCTTCCTCTTGCCATAGTGCGTAAGCACCTCCAAAAAAGCCGCTTCCCGGAGTCGAGCCGGGCTGCACGGCTAGGATGCAACATCCCCGCACAGGTAACCCTACAAGCGGCATGATCTCTCCTTTCGTTTTCGCATTGCGATTCAGAAAGCAGAACTCCTCGTCCCTCGCCATCTTTCAAAACGGAATATCCTCTCCTCCCTCGCCTGCCCGTTGCGGTTGCGGCCCGAACCCGTCCGGGTCGGTCCCCGGCGAGGCGGCCGGTCGCTGCTGCGGTCCCGCATGGCCGCCCCCCTTGCTGCCGAGCATCTGCATCCGTTCGCCGATCACCTTCAGTTTCGACCGCTTCTGGCCGTCCTTCTCCCAGGTGTCGAGCTTCAGCCGCCCCTCGATCAGGACCTGCGAGCCCTTCTTGAGGTATTCACACGCCACCTCTGCCGTGCGGGCCCAGACAGTCACGTCGACGAAGACGGTCTCTTCGACGTATTCGCCCTTGGCGTTCTTCCGCTTGTCGTTGATCGCCAGCCCCAGGTCGCACACCGCCGTCCCCGACGGGATGTACTTCAGTTCCGGGTCCCGCGTGAGATTGCCGACCAGGATTACCGCGTTGTAACCTGCCATTTGTTTCCTTACTGTTTACGCCCCACTGCATTGGACACCCGCCAATCAATGCCGAGTACATCCCACGGCAGTGGTTGCCAGCCGACGACCATCGTGTTGCCGGTCAACGACGGCTCGTCTGGCACTAACATGCAGAAATGATCCATGCTTGTGAGCGTGGTGACGCCGAGATTGCGTAAGGGACCGTCCACGTGGTCGATGGTCCGCCCTTCGCGAAGGAATACGATCTTCCGACCACACCAGACCTCGCGTTCCACGCACAACCCTTCTTGCATCTTCTCCGTGGCCCACCCGAAATCATGCTGCCGGTTGTCCGGCTTGTTTTTTTCCTCACTCATAGCTTCGTGTCCTTCGTGGTTCTAGAATCATTGTTTGGGTCGCGTGAATTGCCTCATAGAGGAGCAACGCCCTAGCCGAAGCCGGATCTCACAACACCCGCCATCTGCCTCCTTGATAGAGTCGATGTCCGCCCACTTGGGTGCCGTGATTTCGATGACCGCCTCCTCCTCGGACAGTATCCGTCTCCACGCCTCGGCATCGACGTATTGCAACGCCTCGCCACTTTGCCACTGGGCGGCTAGGATAACCTCCGGCGTCTGTCGCGACGAATCAACGAATTGCAGCGCCTCGCCATATTGCTGCACGGCGGCTAGAATAACCTCAGGCGTCCGTCGCGACGAATCAACGAATTGCAACGCGTAGCCGTTTTGCCGCACGGCGGCTAGGATAACCTCAGGCGTCCGTCGCGACGAATCGACGTGTCGCAGCGCGGAGCCATTTCGCTGCACGGCGGCTAGAATAACCTCAGGCGTCCGTCGCGACGAATCGACGTATTGCAGCGCGTGGCCAGTTTGCTGCACGGCGGCTAGGATAACCTCAGGCGTCCGTCGCGACGAATCAACGTATTGCAGCGCCTCGCCAGTTTGCTGCACGGCGGCTAAGATAACCTCAGGCGTCTGTTGCGACGAATCAACGAACTGCAGCGCCTCTCCATCTTGCTGCACGGCGGCTAAGATAACCTCAGGCGTCCGTCGCGACGAATCAACGAACCGCAGCGCGTAGCCATGTTTCCGCACGGCGACTAATGCTTCGGCGCTCTGGAGATCCCGTTTCTTATCCAGCCTTTTCCATAACTCGTGTAGTTCCTTCAGCCTTTCCATGGTTTGTTTCCTTGTCGTGTTTTTGCCTTTTTACCGTTAACGACCAGGTGCGTTTATGCGCTGACGCACCCCAGCGTTCCAGCAGTGACCTTAAAATAACATCCTCTCTGTGTCTTGGCTCCTGACCGCTGATTCCAAATTCCTTCTAGCCGCCGCGATGTATTCGTCCTTGATCTCGCAACCGAAGAATCGACGCCCAAGACGAATAGCCTCGTATCCTTCACTTCCGATTCCAGCAAACGGAGAAAACACAATCTCCTCAGGATTAGTGTATAGCTTGATTAAACGCCTGATAACACCAAGTTGCAATGGGCAAATGTGCTTCGTATCATCGTCGCCACGACCCTCCTTCACATTAAGCGTGTCCGTTTCTCGGATGTCGTCCCAGCATGCCTCCGCCCATTGAATCCAGTCATTGCGCGACACGTCACCCTTGGAGACTACCGGCGTTGCATTATCACCTGCTGCCCGGAATTTCAGCAAGTAATCCGGCAACGCGCCTCGGCACTTCGCGCGATCACGCTCAAGCCCCTGGAACTGTAATTCAGTACTGCGTGTCCTAATAGCCTGAGCTTGCGGCCCCTTCCTGACCATCCAATCGTACTCGAATACCAGCCCCGCACGTTCACCCAATCGGATGTTCAACCCACGGAAGTCAAACAGCCCGACTCCTCCGCTGCGTTTCATCCTTGGTATCTGGGCGACATGCACCATCACCACACGGCCAGGCTTTAGCACTCGTGCAAATTGATGATAAAAGAACGACAAATGTATTTTGGCCTCACCCCTCAAATCCTCACTGTTACCGATGTCCTCGGCGAATGACGTATAGGCATACAAGCTCGGGAAGGGGGGCGAAAATACCGAAAAATCAATTGATCGGTCCGGCATGGTGGCCATGTGTTCCACGCAATCGCCATGATGGATATCCCATCGCTTGCCGTCTAGTATATCGCTCATTGCATAGCCTTTCGGAATACTCGTTCCTGTTCTTCTGTGTCCAGCTGGACACGGCCCGCCTTTTGGATAACCGTTTCCACCATGGGCATCTCAATATCGGTCACAGGAATATGGACGTTCAATGGATACCGTGACCCGAATCGATTCGACCGTTTCACAGCTTGATAATAGCTCTCGTAACTATCCACCAGCCCGCTGAATATCTGGCGGGTTGCTATTTGTAGATTCAACCCGAAACCGAGAATCTTCGGCTTGCTTATCAATGTCTTCACCCTGCCAGCCTTGAAGTCGTCGATCATCCGAACCCTATCCGCGTGCGGCGTGCTCCCGTACATGCTCACCGCTTCCGGTATGGCCTCTGACACGATGTCCTGTTCCGCGTTGTACAGGCACCATATTATGGTCGATTCATCAGGCCATTGTTCAACTAATCCCCTGATATACGCTGTCTTGTTCGTCGGAATTCGCTTCCCTTTGTAGCAGCCTTTTCCTATCGAACTCATCGCGGCTCGGTTGGTAATCCCGCCAGGTCGATGTGCGAATAACTCGCCATTCTTCCTGTGCGTTAACTCGATTTGTTCCGGCGTCATCTCAACATCATGGACATGGACGTTTATCGGTGGCAACTCCTCCGTATTGTCCGTCCATCCATAAGTGGCTGGATTATTGAGAAAGATTGACCAATGTGACAACGCACGATAGAAGGCTCCAAGAGAATGCTGTTTCAACACCCACCGCTCTTGCGTCTGCCCGCGATTCACAAAGAATCGGGCAAGGAAACTATTAACTGTTGGGTAAGCGTCCATGAACACCGCATGGTTGCCGTACTCGATTCGGTCGTTCGGTGCCGGCGTGCCAGTACACGCCAGTTTCCAGTCAAGCCCTCGTCCTAATCGTATGCACTCCGTGCCGAATTTACCGTAGTGGGATTTCAGCAGGGATGATTCATCCAAGATCAAGCACCCAAGCTTGCCTTGGGGAACGTCTGTTTTCAATGCCTCGTAGTTTGTTATTCCAAACCTGCCATCTCCGCTAGTCAACCATTCTGAAAGGTCGCGTGATGCTATCTTGTCCAATGGCAATTCCTCACCAAAGAATCGCTCGCACTCGGCCGCAGTTTGGTCAACCACCATGAGGGGAGAAATAATCAGGGCCTTTTTCTTCGCGTCCATCACATCCAGGACGTTCCTCGCGTAGTCAAGAAACATGAGCGTCTTGCCAAGCCCACAATCGGCAAAGATGCAGAACTTCCGCTTATTAAGTGCCATCCGGACAATCCCGTCTTGATAATCAAACGCATCGGGATGCGTCCGCCATTCATGATCCGTGTCGTCCGCACATGACATCCCAACCCGTGATGCGTATTCGTCCGGAAAGCTCGCAATACGCCCATTGATTGCATACGAGGGTAATTCCTTCACCGCCAGGAATTGTCGATAGGACTCGATATCACGTGCGTCGAGGTATATCTTCATTGCTCAAGCCATCCATTTCCAAGCGGCTGTCCGTTAACTTTGGGCATCGCAATCTTCAATTCGACCATGAGCCGCTCCGCTGTACTCAGCATCGGTAGAGGCCCGCCATTGACAAGGGCATACAGTGCATGCACGTCAACACCACCATCCCTCGCTATCGCTGGCAGGCTGCGCATATCGCACAGCAGCTCTTGTGCCAATCGATCCGGCAGCTCGCCAGCACCTAGCTCGCCATGCAGGCGGACCCCAACTGCATTCGCTAACCGCTGGGCTGTCTTCAACAGCATGTCGCGATTGCCTTCCCTCGCATTCCTAACCACATCACGCGATACGCCAGCATCTCGTGCCAACTGGCACGTTGACCTGGTGTCCGCATTTGCCGCCTTCGACAGGAATCTCCGTAGTGTTTTCCCTATCATTTGCTTTTCCCTTGTAGGTCCCGTAGTGCGTTTTGCTCTTCCAGATACCGCAACGTTTCCGTTAACGATATGCCACGAAATACATCGCAGGTTATTCGCTTAGCTGGCAGTGCTAACATGTGCCGCCACGTCCTCGGCAGCCGAATCGCAATCAATTCCTCCGCTCTCGCCTCCACACAAGCCGACATCTCAGGAAGTTCGAGCATCCGGACCACAACGCCATCTTCACTGTAAACCTCGGCACCAGGGAAACGCCCCAACCGCCGCAAGACGACCAGGACTTTGGAAAACTGTCCACGTTTCAGCAGGGTCTTCGGATGAGGCCACATCGCCTGACACGCTTCGCACTTCGCCAGCATCACGTCTTCCAGGGCTTCCCGCGTCAACGCAGCCAGTAAGGAGCGCCCTTCAGTCGAGCCATTCAACCAGGCCCGAACCGCTGCCTGTGTCCGTGGTAAATAGTCCATCCGTGTTAGCCCACCGTCGCCTAGTATCCTTCCGCGCGCAACAACCCCCTAGAGATACTGTCTTGGCAGCAAGCGGCATGCTCTTTGGGGTAGCCATTTCCGCCTAACAAGGCGCCGGAATCGAGCCAGCACTATAACGAGTGCCAGGCAACTCAACGCGTACATCCGGCTTGCTGTTGCACCGTCGAATTATTCGCCATCAGGGGCTGTAAGGCGTCTCGACGGGGGACACCCGGACGCACCTATCCACCGCACATCCGTGCGTGATACTGGCGGTCCCTCTTCATGTCTGCAATGGTCTTCTCTGGTTGTGTCCGCGCTTTGCGATTCTCCTGCTGCTCTTTCGTCGCCTTCCGCGCACGTCGGCGTTTTCTCGGCTTGCCGGGATGCTTGTCCTTGTGAACATCCCCGCCGCATACAGGGCAGTCGTCCTCTTCTGACAGGTTTTCCCGCCGGTGGACTTTGCGCAGGCAATCATAGCAGTAGCAATATGGCCCTTTTTCACCTCTGCTCATTGCATGAGTCCTTTTGTCTTGCCGCTATTCGGAATCGTCCTTATGCACACCTCGCTCGCTCAACTCATTCACATCCAATGCATGCGTGCCGTCGTCCCAGTGGATGTCAAAGTGTGTCCGGAATGCATAGCAAATCCCCCGCTTCGTGGCCATGTCGGCAGTTCTCGCGTTCCGCACTTGGAATCTCGTATGCGGCGGGTTGTCGAGCGGCTCCCACTCCTCTTGGGAATGTCGGCCGGCCACATCCTGCAGTAGCATCAGGATGCTACATGCCAATGTCTCCGCATGCCTCAGGCACACATGCCCTGGCGCGTACATCCAGAGGAAGTTGTTGATTTGTAACTTCAAATGGGTCTCATTGTCCGGTTCCATGGCTCTCCTTTAGTTCGTCTTCGCACTTCGCCCACGTGACTCGGCTTCGCGCGTCGAATAGCACTGATCCGCCGATATGATGTGGCCTAGGTACCGCTCCCCGTAGCCTGTTCCACGAATCCGAGTTTCTTCGACTGCCACCGCACATGTGTCGGTTATGCCGCACTGCCCGCAATAAAACACTCGCATCCCCGGCACAATCGGCACCCCGTCGGCTGTCTCCGGTAACTTGTCGACGATATTCCGCAGCTGGCGATAGCTCCGGCACAGAGTAATCATGGCAATGTCGCAGTTGCGAGCCGCGTCTTCCGCAATCACGTCTACTACATCGTCGCGTATCATCACTCATGCTCCATTTAGGTCTTTGTCAGTGAGTACCTACTGGCCTGCTATGCGTCCAAGTGGTCTTGCAATCGGTCTATGACACGACGAATGAATAGGGATCTCGCGTCGTCGCCGAAGTTGTCATCGCAACATAACACATTGTCGGCCGTTGTCCACGGCGTTCGATTAACTCGCACGGGTCGGCGAAATAGTGGTAGTTCATGGTTCCCATATTTTCCCAAGGAAACTGTGGCTAAGCATAAGAAAAACCCCCGCGACCGCGATGAGAGACTCGCCAAAGCCAGAGGCGCGGTGTTGGGGGCTGAAGTTGCTTTGATAGGCGAATCTCATTTCAGAAATCTACTCCCATCACGAATCAATGTCAATACCAATACAGATATTCCGTCAAGATTTCTACGATCACTATCGACACGCATCGATTTGTGCCTTTGGATGCTCCTTGCAGGCGTCAATGTATTTTTCGAGCCACGGCACGAATCTTTCGTAACTGCCGAACCCATTCGGTGGGTTATGCTTCTCGAACCGGACCGGATCGTCTCGCATAGCTTGCAGGCCCTTGGTCAGCGGCTCGATCAACTCGCCGGCCGTCTTGATGCCCACTTCATACGGTTGCCAGATGTGTTCATAGATTCCCGCCTCTGCGGCCATGGCGGTGAGGTTGTGTGTGACGTAGGCATCGAATAATTTCACCACGTGGGGCTTTTCCCCGCCAGTGTCGACTTCGGCTAATAGGGTAATGTCAAGACCCATTCATCCATCCCTTCCCATTGTTAGAATTACTGGATTCACGACGCCATAGCCACACTTCCCCACCCATAGCCGTCGCCGCTTCCGGTGTTCGCCATTTCTAGTATCAGCTTATTGGCCATTTGCCCCGCTCCGTGTCGATCACAGAAATAACCGCTCGCATCGGGGCACGCACGGTTCCGACCACGTCGAGCTCCGTCTTGGGCGTTGGCCCGTTCTGCACCAATTCACCAAGCCCCGCCGTGGTCCCCCACACGCGAATGTTTCGTGCGTCGGAAATGACACACCAATCATCATCGCATGTGGCGTTTCCAACGTACACAAATCCCCGGTCCAGAACGACCACTGCAAATCCACTAAGTACCTGTTTGGTTTCCATAGCTTTTCTCCTTGTTACATGTTACGTCTAATGTCACGTTATCGCGATCAACGCCATTGCCTCAGCAATGGACCAAGCAATCGCCATGGCCACTACCTCCGCCGTCGCCCCAGCCATCGCCACAGCCCATGCCATCGCCATCGCCATGGCCATCGCCATCGCCATAGCCCCAGCCGTCGCCACTGCCATAGCTGTCGCCCCAGCCATCGCCATCTCCATGGCCATAGCCATCGCCATTGCCAATGCCGTAGCCCCTGCCCTTGCCATAGCCATCGCCATAGCACAAGCCATTTCCCAAGCCATAGCCACAGCCCCAGCCATTGCCATAGCCATTTCCATAGCCTCCCTTTAGAAACTCAGTTATCCGTGTATCGTGCATGACATGTATTGCTCCTACGCACCGTTATCACGGCCATAGCCCCAGCACCTGCCATCGCCATGGCCACTTCCGTAGCCATCGCCATTGCCATCGCCATCGCCATAGCCATCGCCATTGCCACTGCCATAGCCCCTGCCCTTGCCATAGCCATCGCCATAGCACAAGCCATTTCCCAAGCCATAGCCACAGCCTCTGACATTGCCATAGCAGTCCCCATAGCCTCCCTTTAGAAACTCAGTTATCCGTGTATCGTGCATGACGTGTATTGCTCCTAGGCACCGTTATCCCGGCCATATCCCCGGCCACAGCCGTAGCCACCACCATCGACCGTACCACACTGTTCGCCATCACCAACGCCATTGCCACCGCAATGGAAATAATCCCATCCACAGCCCCAGCCCTCGCCAGAGCCAAGGCCCTCGCCGTAACCATCGCCAATGCCCACCCCATCGCACTCGCCATGGCCATGGCCGCAGCCATGCAATATGCCATATTCCGTCATCTGCCTTGCCTCCGTAGTCGCCGCCCTGCTGCCGATTAGTGTAATTGCTCCCGATCAATGTCCTTGATATCCCTGTGCCAGTCGTTTCGTCGCTTCGGGCATAGCGGAATATCCCTAGGCGGATAATACGCTTTCCAAAATGCAGGCCGACGTGCCGACCCTGCCATTACCGCTGTCTTATAATAGAACCGCTGGTACAATTCATTAAATTTCACTTCTCCATTGTGTTTCTTCATGGCGTTCCAATAGACACCTGCCCAGAGCCGCTCCGCTTCTGGTGTGTCCTTGATCTTCCATTGTTTTACTGGCTCGCCCGTTACTTGCGTCAGTGTCCCGTCAGCCTGCACAATTGGCCTTGACGCCTTGCCGAGCGTCAATTTGTGTCCACAATACTGGCAGACCACCATGCGACCTACCTTCTTGTGTACCATCCCGCATTTAGGGCAGACACGCCCTAGCGATTCGCCTGTTTCCCGTGTCTCTGCTATGCGGTTTTTACTGATTACGTCGGGGTCGGAACACTCAAACACCGATTCCCAATCGACGTTAATGTTAACCGATCCATGCCGCCACCATGCGCCGCCATAATCGATTACTAGGCACCGATCCTTTGCTTCATGGGTCCGCAATCCACGCCCAACCATTTGCAAAAACGCCCGGTAGGAACCGATCGGCGTGGCCAGCATGACACACCGGACTTGCGGCTCATCTATGCCTTCTCGCAGCACAAATCGATTCCACAGAATCGGTATCGCGCCATCCCGCCATTCCTGCATGGCCGCCTGGAATCGTTGCTCGTCCTGTTTTCTGTCGAGCGTTTCGCCGTCTACCCAGAAGTCCTGTCCGTCAACGTGTAGCGAACGAATACCTCTTGACTTGCAGAATCTTGCAGCCCATATCGATTCCTTGACACCCGGCGCAAACGCGAGCGTATGGATTTGCTCTGGATGCAATCGTTGATAGTGGTCGATGATGTTGCCAACTATCCGAGTCCGCACCTGATCGTCACCTCTCAGTGGTCCCCATGTGCGTCGTGCGTCCTTTTCCGATAGCGATAAGTCAACCTTTCCCTTGACCAATTTGCGCGTATCTAGCTCGCTTGGAGCGAACCACGAAGCGACACAGAGGACCCCTTGCTCTTGCAAGTCCCGAGTTCTCGCGGACACAATCAATTCATCACACACACCACACACACCTAATGGCGTTGCCGTTACACCGACGACTTTAGCGCCGCGATCCTTGTAATCATTGAGTAATTCGGCCGATTCCCCGGTCGCTATTTGATGCACCTCATCAGCTAGCACTAGGTCTGCATCAACCCAATAGCCGTGTTGCGTCCGTCTACGTGATAGAATGGTCTGGATGGTCGCGATTTGCACCTGTGCATCTTCGTATTCCAGCTGTTTCATGCTTGAGGAAATTACCCCAACCTGCATATCCGCCCTCTGGAATACGCTCCGCGTCTGTTCCGTCAATAGAATCCGATTTGTCAGGCAGAGCACGCGCCAACCTTTTTCGATGCCCCAATTCGCCAATGCGATTTGCATATTCGTCTTGCCGCTACCAGTCGGAGATGTCAGGCATACCGATTTAGCCCCGCCATCCAATGCGGCAATCGTCTTCGCCACGCCATCACGTTGGTGCGGCCAGGGCGATCGGGGAAACAGGTGATCGATCATTGCCCCATCCATTCATGCATTTCCTCGGTCGCGACCTCCAAATGGTCCTGGACGAGCTTCTGCGACTCACAGCCCGATTCGCCCACGTCATGCGCGATCTTATCGACGAGCCGGACCACCGGGGCAATTGCCCGCTCCCATTGCCTGAACCAATAGGAGCCGTCAAATCGCTTCGTCGGTTGCCCCTTCCGTTTCCGTGGCTCGGGTGCGTCAAACGGAATTTCTTCGTCGGGCTCGTCGACCGTCGCGGAACCCCCTCGACTTGGGGTGGGAGGCGCAAATTGCGCCTTACCATCCCGTTTGGGGGGTGTAGCCTTTCCCGCGAGTGAATCCTGCTTTCGATCCGCAACCACGGCTTGCACTAGCCGCTTGCTCACCCCGGCCGCCTCGGCAATGGCCTGCTGCGTCATCTTGCCGCCATTATCTAGCAGCCACTCGACACACGCCCGCTTGTCCGCTCGGGACATTCGCAATCCGTGCCGGTCGTTCGCCGTCATGCCGAATATCCGCGCGTCCTTCGCCGTACCCTGGTGGATGCGACAGGGAATTGACCCCCGTTTCGATCGTTGGGCCGCGAGGAATCGATGGAATCCATCGGCGACGTAGTAATCGGTCCCGTCATGGAATACATCGATTGGGGGAAACGGCCATTCGGTCCCAGCCGCCTTGATGATGTCGGCGTATTCGTCGACCACGTCGTCGTTGACTGCCAGTCGGCTTTGGGTGTTTCCGTCGATCCTTGGCAGGTCGACGGATAGCTGTTTCGTTTTCGTGCTCTTTGCCATTAGTGGTGATTCCGTTCATGTTATCGTGGGTCAAATGCGTCCAGCCACTCCAATACCAAATGAATATTACCCGGCGTAAGGCCGCGTTCCGCCTGGATGTTTCTCCGCAGGTTGTCCCATGCGCAGGCCCAATCCTCACAGGTAGGCTCGCAGTCATCACACCGATTGTCGCCGATGTTGCTGTCTGGCCCGACAAAGTCCATGCCGCACTCGCTGCACGCTTGATGTTTACTCATTCTTTCTCACCAGTTCTTAGGCCTCTTGCCTTGGTTCGCACATAGCTGCAATAGTCGCAGCAGTATTCCTCTTGTTGTGGCGTGGCGACTTGCCGCCCCGGCCGGTCACGAAACGTCATGAGTGCCGAGTGCGGCCGGTAGCCCTTGCCGTAGAGCATGTCGGCCGACGAATTGACGCATTCGCATTTGAGGATCATGGTTTCCAATCCTTTGCTAGTTTCAGTAAGTGCCCGTTATTTGTCCCCAAGAAAACTCACCCGCAACTCGCCGTCGTCCACTTGCGCGCCGAATAGGTAAAGCCCCTTGTCGACGGCCAGTGCGTGCAGGTCCTTCCGGTCGGTCGGCTGGAGGTCTTGCCAGACTCGTTGGGGAATCGGCAGCAGTCCCGGTGACTTGATGTGCGGCAACAATTCGCGAAGCGTGAAGTCGACCCGCTCGCCGTCACTGAGCCCATTGACCCGATCGAATAGCGTCTTGCCGCGTCTCGGGTGCTCGACGAACAAGCGAGGATTGTCGTCGACGCTCTGAATTTTCAGGTGCTTTGTGTGCAGCGACTGCGCGAGGATGTCGAAGACCTGCCCCGCTTTCTTGCGGGCGATGGCCGCTTCCTTCGCCGCGTTGTCTTCGGCCTCGCGATGGGCCTTCGCTTTCGCCTGGTTGTGGTGTACGTCGCGCAGTTGCACGCCCCGGTTGTAGGCTTCCGTTGCTTCCTCGACGTCCGCCCCGGCTCGCTCGATGGCGGATTCTTCGGGGTAGGCAACCGTCTGGTTGGCAATGGCGGTCACCTCGACCAGGGCCGCCCGGTGCGACTTCGCGGCGTCGTAGGTGGATGCGGCTGCCCGGTATTCGGTCCTGCACGCCTCGACGGCCGCCATGGCCTTGTCCAATTCTTTTTGGAGTGCGTCCACCAGTTCCCTTGCGGCCGTGCACGCGTCGGCCGCCTTTTGCCTTGCCGCGTCGGCGTCCTCGACGGTCGGCCCGCTGTATTCGGTGCGTAACGTCTCCAGCCGTTCCATGGCTTCGCCCGCTTCCGCCTCCTTGGCGATGCCGTTTTCCCGCTCGGTCGTCAGCCGCTGCAACGTGTCGCGTGCTTCGTCGCGGACGCTTCCCAGTTCGGCAAGGTCGGCCGACTGGGTCATATCCAGGCCGTCGGGGATGTGTTCCAGCGGTGCCGCGTGGGCCGCCTCCGATTTCGCCGTGTTCTCTCGCTCACCCGCGAGCTTGTCATAGGCCCGCTTGACCCGCGTGGCAAGAAGAACCGGGTCGCTCGTTTCCTGTATGCCCAGCGCGTCGAAGGCCGCTTGGCCACCGGCCAGATCGTAATAGACCGCCGCGTCCGCCTTCGCCTCCGACAATACCGCCAGCGCCTTGATCGCATGCGCGTCCCGAACTTCCGCCGTCTTGCCCGGCGGGTCGATCAGGTCGGTCAGGCTGAATTTCTCCGCGTCGATCGTGTCGATCTCGAATTCCCCCTTGCGCCGCTTCCGGCTCCCGATCGGTGCCACGACGCCGAACCCCTCGACCTTTCCGCTGGCCGCCCCGTCGTGCAAGGTCACGTCGACCTTGTGGCCCGCCAGCCAATCGATAGAGGAAATACAGGTGGTCTTGCCAGTGCCGCGAGCGCCGCGAAACTCATACGCTCCCGGCCCCTTGGATAGGTCCACTGAAAACACGCCCTCGATGGGCCCGGGGTTGGTAATATCAATACTTGTCATGTCTATCGCTCCTTGGCATTCTGTTAGATATTATACCGGTGTGTTTGCCGTCTCTGCCACGCTATCGATGATCGCGTAGATTGGGCGCAACAGCGGATCGTTGCCTCTGTCCCGGTTCGCGTCAGCTATGCGCATGAATGCATCCAACACGTCACACGGCCCGACACAGGCAGGTGTGTCATGCGATTCTAGCTGCTCTACACGTCGTTGCAGCCTGTCTCGCTCATTGCACACTTCCTCATATTTGGTGATCCCAACAACGGTAGGTGGCTTCGGTGGTGCGTTTTGCTCGGGCTTGGCCTCTTGTGCTTGTGCCGCCACGAGCATGTCGAAGGGCGTCATCTCTAGCCAGTCTTGTTCCGCCGGAAACGCCTCAAGCATTTGTCGGAGGTCGAAGAACGGAATCCCCAGATCATCCAACGCCTTGGTCAATATGTCCGCCGCCTGATGATCGTCAGCCAGGCCCATGTGTTCACGCCACTCGACATCATCGAATAGACCTACGGCGAGCGTAGCCCGCTCAAACCGGCTCGCGCCCGCTTGTTGCTTGAGGTCTTGTAATCGTTGCCATTGTCTCGCGTAGGGCTTCTGTTTGCTTGTCTTCTTTGCCATGACTTGGCTCCTTTGTTTCGTTGAGCGATTCAAAAATATCCGCCGCGCGAGAACACGCGGCACAACAGTATGTTGCCGTCGGGCGTGGGACACGATTCCCACACGGACAACGGCGGTTGATTTGTTTTCTAGCTCTTTTCATGTTGCGCGGCTCCCGGGGCCGCAACTGATCTACGCGGATTTGATGCCCTGCAATTCCTCTCCGTCTCCCCAGACGTTTCCACTTGCCGCACGACCAACACAACCCTGCAATCCCTCTCCCTCTCCCCACACGTTTTCACTTTCTAGCGCAACACTCGCCAAGTACACGTAGCTTTTCCTGCAATCACTCTCACCTTACCCAAAGGTTTCACGCCACCGACACGGCATCAGCAGCCCCCCCTGCAATTCCTCTCCGTCTCCCCACACGTTTTCACTCTCCGGCCCACCAGCAGCCATTGACGGACGCATTCCTGCCTGCAATCACTCTCCCTCTCCCAACACGTTTTCACTCCGGCAGAATCCGCCTTGTACACAACCGCCTCTGGCCTGCAATCACTCTCCGTCTCCCCAGACGTTTTCACGTCGCCTAACTCGGTCCTGCAATTCCTCTCACTTTACCCAAAGGTTTCACGCCACCGACACGGCATCAGCAGCCCCCCCTGCAATCACTCTCCGTCTCCCCAGACGTTTTCACGCACGCTTTCTCGTGTGTAGGTGCGACCAGCAGGACCTGCAATTCCTCTCCGTCTCCCCAGACGTTTTCACAAGTGCGACGAAGCGCCAACGATCGCAAGCAAGCCGACCTGCAATTCCTCTCCGTCTCCCCAGACGTTTTTTCACCGAAGCTGCAATGAGCAGCGAGTCAAGACGACTGCCCCTGCAATCCCTCTCCGTCTCCCCAGACGTTTCCACGTTTTTCGGAAAGGACTCCTGCAATTTCTCTCCGTCTCCCCAGACGTTTTCACTTGCCATTAGTAGGTCTGTCCGATGTTCGACCACTTTGCCTGCAATCACTCTCCCTCTCACAACACGTTTTCACCCGAAAGCGTGTTCTCCCCAGTGGAGTTTTTCCGGGCCTGCAATCCCTCTCCCTCTCCCCACGCGTTTTCACGTCCTTGTGTGCCGTCTTCCGGACGATCGTACTCACCCTGCAATCCCTCTCCCTCTCCCCACACGTTTTCACACATCGCATCCTTTACTCGAAGGCAGGATTCTTTCCAGCCTGCAATCCCTCTCCCTCTCCCCACACGTTTTCACAGCAGCCCTCGCAACCCCTTACCCCACGGCCTTTTGCGTGGCCGTTTTCGAGAGGTCGCGTCGAGCCGCCCCGTTTGCGCGTTTCTTTCGCCCATTCGCTTTGCTCCGATCGCCCCAATCCTTGTTGCCGTCAGCCGTTGCGACTTTGCGAGCGGTCCCGGGGTTTTTCGCGCCACCGGACCCCTCGCGTTTGCGCCGCTTCCGACGCGGCGATTCGTACACTAATTCGTGCCGATGACAGACCGCCTTCAATCGCGTGTCCACCTGGTGCCACGGCCACGATCCGCCCTTGCGACCAGCCCCCGCCGTACAGAGCAACCGTGTCTTCTCCACGCTTCCCGACGGCGAACGAAAGACGAGTGTCCCCACGCCGTGCCGCTCCATCTGCTGAATTACCTCGCGAACAATCCGACCGTTGTATTGCTGCTGGTACCTAGCCAGAATGTTTTTCTTGCTGTAAAAACCCCTCATTGCCGTCTGACGCCCGTGCCCTTGCCGGGCCGTGCCCCCGTGCCGGTACGAGGCGTGGAAGGTTGCCTTCCGCTCGGCCGTCTGCCGACGAAAGACACCCACCAGCCGGTCGCTACCCTTGCCGCCCAGCCACCAGGACCGGCCGTTGATCCGCAATCGCCACCCCCGTTTCCGCCCTGGTACCAAGACGGCCACCTTGTTCGGGTCGGCCTTGATCGGTTCGAGTTTCTCTTGCTTGTAGGATACCTCCACGTCGAACATGCCGTTGCGCCAGACGAGATTCGACCCGCAGAATTTCCACTCGCCCGAGTGGCATTTTTCGAGCATGTTGCGAATCTTCGCGTCATGCCGTCCGCCAGTCTTGAGCGTCACTACCCATGGCGTGGAACGAAATACCTCCTTGCCTGCCTTGGTCGTCGTCGGTACGCGATCGACACGAATCAAGGCCCGCCAACGTGATTCTTCCGCGTCCGGTGGGATCAGCGTGCAATTATCGCGATCGATCGGGATCGGTTGCGGCTTGTGGCATTGAGAGAATAGCCCATACCCCGCCAGCATCACGTGCCATTCCCTGAATCCAGTCCACTGGTTCCATTGCCCAGGCCGGAAGGCGACTTGATGTGTTTTCAGGTTGCTGAACATCCGATTCAGCGCCAACACCACCACTCGTTTGTTGAGTAGCGGTATTGCCCCACTGACCTCGTGATAGATCGCGTTGCTACATGCTTTCGGGTACGGAAGGACCGGGCACTTTGGCCGGTCGGCATGGAGTTTTTTCGGTTTCGTTGGTCGCTTGCCACGGGTTCCCTTGGGCGATTTCTTCCAGGCCGCAGCGTCTTTTTCGTATTGCCGCGTGTCGGCCACGAACTTCTGCGCGACCGGCTTAACCTCGCGATCCCACGCCAGTATCTCGTCGACCCAGTCCATCACCAACTGCACGTTGCCCACTTTGCGGTGCCAGCTATACCAGGCGAACATGGCCACGTTCTTAAGCTGCTGCACGGCCACGGCAATCGGTTCCATCGCCTCGCGAAACGCCTTCGGGCTTTCACCATCTACCGCCTGGATGCCGACCGGTTGCACGCGGATCGCGCCGACATACTCTTTCTCTTCGTGCTTCGGTTTCTTCTTGGCCATCATTATCTTTCGTTACTGAAGGGGATGCCGGCCGGGCCGCCTTGTGAACGACCCGACCGGCGGAGAGTAACTCTGGCGAGTGCTACACGGCTCGTTGCGTCCGTAGCTATTCTCGCCATGAGGCGTGCAGGACGCCTCCCATGCCCTACTGGCATGTCTCCCTGTAAGCCCCGCCGCCGGACTCGAACCGGCTTGCCCGGGTAATCCATCCCTAAGGCATGCACCATGCAGCGGGTTATTTCCTGCTCGCTATTCGTGTCTCCGTGGTTATCCCATCACTCCATCCACGACACGCAATCTTTCGTTTCGCAGCGCCCCCAGACGTGGCCGTTGTACGCGGCATGCGTCCAATGCAGATCACCGCCGCAGATCGGGCATTCCATGGTCCCCTTGGTGTTCTTGCCTTGGTTCTCTTCCTTGATGCGCGATATTGCCGGCGCGAGTACCTTCATGCGCGCGGCGTCCTTTGCTACCTCGGCGTCGTACTCGGCTACCTCGTCGTCGGTCGGCTCCGCGTACTGCTCGCAGCCGATGGCCGTCGTGTTCGCTTGGTGACAGGGTAGCCGCGTGACCCATCCACGGTCGGGCCCGCCAACCAATTCGCGAATGACAACGCCACGGCCGCAACGTTTGTTGATCGTGCCACGAAAATGCTTGCAGATTCCCTTTTTCATTCCTCATCCTCTCGCCTGTCAGCCACAGCCAGCTTACGCTTCATGTTACCGCGTCATCCTGGTGATAGCCTCGCTCAATCGCGCGTCAAATCCGATCCGCATATCAACTAGTTCTTCCCGCGTAAAATGTCGCGTGGTCGCTTTCAATCGTTTCAGTCTCTCCATCGCCGACCTGCCACGCTCGGCCACCATCCAGATATGGTAATCCTCCACTGCGCCGCTCCTGTAGTTATTGCACCTTACGCATTGCGGTGCGACATTCTCTTCATTAAACAGTATCGAGAAACATCGCGATGCCAAAAAGTGCCCAGTCTGCATGCTTCCTCGGCTGTCTCTCCACTGCCTGACCTTGCCACATGTCACACATACACATTCCCCTACCCTGCGCGGCACTTGCGCCAACTCTCCCTTGACGACTGCAGTTACTGTCCCAGCTGGCTTTGCGGCTGCCTCCGCCCGAATCATCCTCTGAAATACCTGTGCCACAAACCTATTTGCATAGGTTGATAATTGGTATTCCGCCGCCTTCGCTAGCATCCGTTGCCGTGCTCGCTCGGCCTTTTCTTCTTCGGTTAGTGTCTGTGCCATCAGTATTCACACCACCTTCCTGTGTGGTTGCATTCAGGCGTCACGAACGCGCTGCACTGACAAGACCTCTATCACAGCATGCACCTGAATATCGTCGTCAAGCGATAGCTCCTCGCGGATTTCCTTCACTGCCTCAACATCACCATCTCGATCCAGGAGGACTAGCGCGATCTCTGTGACCGTGCGAGTTTGCTTGACTACCGCCAGTCGAGGTTTTGATACTATCATATGTACTCCTGCTTGTGCATTATCGCACAGCCTCAATAACGCGCAATATGCGACAACGCCATTGTCTTCCGGCTCGATGTACACAATCCGCGTTACTACCCTTATAGTCTCGTGTGCACCCGCACCGGCAAATCCGTCCGCAGTGTCACCAACTGCAGCGTAATGTCTGCTTTCGGCTCGAACGCAATAAGTGCTTCACGTTGCTTGGGCTTTATGCGTTCGTCCTCATCCTTCGCCGCTTGAATGGTTGCGCCGACCGTGCCGAACTCACTAATCAGGTCCTTTGCCCCCTTGACGCCGATGCCGCACACGCCCTTGATTCCGTCTACGTTATCTCCGCAGATTGCCTGGTATTCCGCCCACTCACTGGGGCGAATGCCTGTGTCGTCCATGTGTGTCTTCGCACTGACCCACTCGTATTCTGGCGTGAGTTCGCCGGTCGTTTCGTCTTCCGACCATTCGACGCCAAGCAACATATTACATGTCTCCGTCAAACACTGGCGCAAGTCCTTGTCTTGCGTGAGGAGCGTGACACGTCCCGGGAATTTTGCAGCCGCACTCGCCATGACGTCATCGGCCTCAAATCCATCCACGGATACACACGCACACCCTTGCCTGTCAAGTAGCTCTCGCACCAATACTAACTGCTGGATCAGTTCCGGCTCTTTTGGTGGCCGTGGCTTGTACTTGTCTTCCCATTCCTCGGTTAACTCCTTCCGGAAATTATTCTTGGAATCGAAACAACACAGCACATCCGTCAATCCCTTGTCCTTCAGTCTCGCAGTAGTGCGTTCCACCCATGCTGCCACCCGGGACGCTGCCTCCACCCCGGCCCCGGAAAACCAGTTTTTATGGAGATAATAGTTCGCGTCCACTGCCAGCAACCATCGCGTTCGCTCCTTCTCCTGGCGTTCGCTAGCGTCTGCTTTTCTGGCCTCGTCTGACGTGTGGCCCGCGTCGACATGAGCCTGCACCAGCTTAACCCGATCAGGCCGATTAGCGTGTCGCATGTGTGTTGTCCAGGTTGCTAGCGTGTTGCGATCGTCCTCCGTTGGGTACGCTTGCGCTACTGCCTTGCATCGCGATATCAGGTCCGGGCTGGTCCACTCGGGAAATATCTGATGGAATACATCCGGATTTGTCGCCTCGAAATGCCGCACTAGGTCGCCAATCTGCCAGAGGCAATCCCGCTGCTGTTCTGCCAGCCCATGCCCGAATGACTCCGCTTCTTCGAGCGTCATGCCGGAGCAGTCAAGGAATTGTGGACGCAGGCGCGATGTCATGACGTTTCCTCTACATCGAATGGCACGTCGCTTGATACGCCGTGCGGATCTTCAGTGGCTGCAATACGGGCGACACACTCCTCCAACGCGGCCACGGTCCAGCATGTGTGATCGCTCACCGGGAAATGGCCAACGACCGCCACCACGAACCTAGAAAATCCTTCGCGCAATTCCTTTGGGTCTTTGCATCCCGCCGCAAATTTACTTTGCCACGCAAGTTTCAGGTTATTCAGTTCTGCTACACTGACTTCGTGCTCCGGCTCTTTCGGCATGGCCCATGCTGGCAACCCAGGCGATTTCCAGTAGAATCCACCACCTCCCTGCTTCTGTGGCAGCTTGCCGTACTGCCACTGTCTCGATCCTGCTGGCCGTGCGTCCGATACCTCCGCAAATGTTTCATCGAGGTAATAGAGATATCGGCCGATCCCCCATTGTGCGCCTGCTCGTTTCATCGCGCCGCTGAATCCACCCTTTGCTGGCTCGATGTTTGTTGGCTCCGCCACGTCCCATTTTGTAATCCACTCGCCATTGATCCTGATGGAAATACCACCTACCATGGCTGTCTTGCCATGTATATCAATGGTTATCGGCTCCTCGTTGCGCCAATTCGCTGGGCCGCACACATCATCCAGCCGCTTCTGTATCGCCCTGGCTGTAATGTAAGCCAGGACTAAGGCGAATACACCATTTGTATTCCTTCCACTCCGCGAGATTCGCCACTCAATGTCTTCTGGTGCGAACGGCTCCGCCAGCCTGTCTAGGGCGATGCTACTATTAGTCATTTCTTCTCACCTTTCTGGCCCTCGGCGTGCTCCATGTCGCAAATGATCGCATTTAGATCGTCCGCAATCGCTTCCGCCATGTCGCGCAGTTGCGACTGCCCGACCCGATCGGCGAGACCATGGAGCAGCCACGCTGCACCGACAACGCCCTCGATTCGCATGATAACCGACGCTGTTGTTTCTGTTGGCTTCTCCTCTGCCGGCGCAAACAATAACCAGAATGCGTCGCGAAGCAGCCTATCCAGTGCTGACATGTCGCAAGACATGCCATGCATCGATTCCTTGCTATACATCATGTTTCACCTTGTGTTTTTCGTGAGCGCGATTCGACTTGCGGCGATCGCGTAATTCGGCACAACAATAGATCAGTGCGCCGACCAACGCGGCATACCATATAGGATTTGATTCAATGAGCTGCCAGTAGGAATTCATGCCTCTAGGCTCCGTTAGAGTACAATCGCATGAAGATGGCCGCCGAGGGAGCCCGCACTCCCTCGACGGCCGGCCACCATGAGGTGCATAATAGCGTAGACGTTGCGCGTTCCTAGTTGTGCGCATGTCGTGTGGCAGAGCATGGCGGCCCTTCCTGCGTTTGCGGTTCTGTTTTGCGTGCCGATTCGCTACGGCACACGCGGGTTTCACAGTGCGAGCAAATCTACCAGACGGAAAGCATTTGTCAATAGTGATCCATGGATTTTCCGAAAATAATCCATCTTAGTCCAGATTGGCCAATTCGCTCACGCTACAACCGAGCGCCTTGGCCAATTTCCGCAGACTCGCCATGATCGGCTCCATGTACCGATCATTTTCCCAATCGGCAATCCGCGATTGGCCGCAGCCCATCGCATCGGCCAATTGCTGCTGGGTCATTTTGGCGCGCAGCCGAGCTGCCCTGATTCGGCCGCCCGGCGTTTGGGGTTTTTGCTTTTGTGTCATGCGCTGGGCTCCTTTTCGCCACAAAGTTCGCGGGCCGCGTCGAGATTATCATCGGCGGCAGGACGTCGACCCGCCCGGCCCACTGGCGGCACGGGGGCCATTTGCCAGTGGGCGCGGCGGGGGACTGCAGAGGCAATGTCGTCGTGATCGATTACGATAGTGGCATTCATCGTTTCGTCTCCTTGTTTCGCGGTTTCCTTTTCGTGGCGCTTATTTGCCAGCCAGTCGCGCCGCCAATGTCTCCATAGTGTGGTCATCGCCGCTGGGTTGCATGGCGAGCGAGATGTCCTCGGTGCAATGTGCGGACCCGTGGTCGCTGATCCGCAGCTTGAACGATTCGGTATCGTCGCCCACTTCGCGCCATACCTCATAATACCGGCTGCGCGTGTTGAATCCTCCGCCCGCATCGCCGAAGTGCCAGCCGTGCTGCTCCGCGAGCGCCTTCGCGTGGGCCTCGGTGTTTTCGATCCACGCGAACGCATCATGCTTGGCCTGGCACTCGTCGCACCGCTCTCGATCGGCATCGTATTCCGTGTCAAGTTCCGTCTCGCAGTCAACGCACCACTCCACCGACGGCGCTGGCTCCTCTTCCTCGCGAGGCTCCGCCATGGCGAGCCTTCGAGATGCTTCGTCGCGCTGTCGTAATTCGGCCTGCACCGCACGATATACGTCGTCGCCGTGCTCGCGCCGAATCGACACGCGACTCCGCTTGCCCCGTGACACCTCGTCAGCCAGCTTTGTGATGTCGGCGTTCATCGTTTCGTCTCCTTGTTTCGCGGTCAACTCCCAATCGCTAATTACCATTATCGGGATATCCCGCTCTTTGTCAACGGCGAATAACGCCATTTCCCGATATTTTTTCCAGATGGCGAGCAAACAAGCAAAAAACGCCTATACGTACGGCACAAATTGGACGGCAATTATTTTCCAGAATCGGTGAAAATCGACAGAAATAGGCACTCTGCCGTACCACATCACCGCGAATCCTGAGGAATTCGGCGATTCCTAATACTCGCCATGGTATATTCCGGAATATGCGTGGATGGCTATTGCATTCTGCCGATGATCCTGCTAGAGTCAGATTGTACAGTACACTCCTAGCCACCATGGAGGCCATCATGACAGTACGGGAATTACAGAGGATTGACATGGGATTATTGCCAGAAATCGACCAGGTACGGTGCCGCAAATGCGGCACAATCTACCGATGGAATCGTGACTCATGTGTATACACTGGCGCCTATAATGCGTCGGTTGATACGCATGGCCTTGATCGCGAATTCGGCCTCGACCTGTGGCTCTGTGCCTGCGATGGCGAGCCGCTCCTCATTGGCCTGGATTCGAGCGACGAGGACGCATTTGCTTATAATTTTTTCACCATGAACGAGGAAACACGCCATGCCTAGATATCGATCCACGATCGTCACTCGCTCTCGCGACTCTGTAGATGATTACCGCCGAGAGCGATGCAATGTTACTGCGGACACGGAGCACCAGGCGCGACGCAAAATCATCCAGCAGGCTCTAGCCGTCGGACAGACTGTAGACTATTTTGTCTACATTTACGCCGCAGAGGAGGAACCAATTGAATAGATATTGCACGCCAGTAGAGGCAGCCGAACAGATCGGTTGCAGCCCAAGCCACGTGCGATCACTGATACGATCGCGCAAGCTGCGGGCACGACGGAAAAAATATTTGGGAATCTGGCACTACCAGATCCTGCAATCCGATGTCACGAGGTATGCTGCCACGCCGCAACGTGGCGGCTGGCCTCGTGGCCAACCAAGAAAGGAGCCTGACAATGAGATGTCTACTTGATCTTGTTGTGTTGTGTTTGGCGTTGGCTGTTGTCGCCTGCACACTTTTTGCATGCCTGGTGTGGTAAGCAGACACCCTAAGGAGGTTACCATGACACGCCTACTTGTGTTCGTCGGACTACTGCTATCGGTTAGCCATGCGTCCGCTGAAATGATCGACCATGGCACATACACTACAGACACGGACGCGGGACTTGATTGGCTCGACTGGAGCGAGACAGCAGGGTTGACACCTCCCGAAGTGGAGTTGTCGGAATGGAGATATGCCACGGTATCGGAATTCCAGGAATTCCTGGAGAAGTTCCATTTCGAGCGAATCGGAGGACTCGTCAATGAGGAAGATCGTGCTCTTGCGGCGACTGTGTTTGACCTGATGGGAACACCCGAAGAGGAAGCCGTGGTCCTGATTATCGATGGGCCTAGGGCACACATTCAGATGTTCTCACTAGGCCAGATAGACCCATTACTTGGCCACGCTCATACGGGCTGGAGCGTCACTTCCGTACATTCCGATTGGGTGCAAGGCGATCGCTTTGGCGGGCATGCGCTTGTCAGAGAGGCTGTGTCTGCACCGGAGCCGAGCACGTTTCTTGCTGGCCTAGCGGGGATTGCTGGGCTTGTGTTCTTCACACGACGGCGACTATTGATCTAACGCCGAATCACTGCCCTAGCCCAACTCTACAGCATGGCGGGAGCGAATGCACCATGCGACGAGTGGGCTAGGGCTATTTCCAGTACGGGTTGTCTGGTGAAGCAGTGATGCCAGGAATGTGGGAGTAATCTCTCACATGCTCTCGGATAAATGGATAGGCGTCCCACGGGTCGGTCAGTACGAATTGCCTATCCGCAAGCGTGGCGCGCCAGTACTCTTGCAAAAACGGATTGAGCATTGCGGCAACAAACGAAAATGTGGATGCTCCACCTACGATAATGTCGCATTGCGACAGCAAGTAGAAATCCGGATACCAATCTATATCTCCAGGATTTCCGCTCTTGAGGTCCTCTCGAAGATAGTTGTAGTGTGCATATTGCTCCGATGTGTATTGCACACCCAATGATTCTGCTGTCTCTACGTGGTATCCTGTCAGTTCTGACGCAACGGTTGGATCTTCACTGGCTACAAATAGCTTGTATCCCGTCAATCGTGGCAGATGTGTTTCCAGCCAGTTGACGTACCAACTGATCGGCGTTAGTGGAAAGATACGCCTGCCATAATCTCCTCGACGGACATGCAAGCCTATGGTAATGTCACAATCATGCAACAATCGCTTGCGTGCATCAACCAGGCGACTTTCTGTATCCAATGTCGGCCTGAACAAACCGGACAGATAGAGTTCATAACCGCCGTAAAAACTTGTGTGATATTGTCCATACCCGCGATAATCGCGATTGTCGATATCATTCTCGTTAGGCAAGGTTGGCTGCAGCAGGCTGTTACCCGGAGTCTCGTGGTATGGCGGAAGCGTTCGTCCTATAGGCGTGTCGACAGTGCCGAATAATGTATTCCCTATCCACGGCGGGATTTCCAAGTCCATGGAATATTTGGCAGCCCATGTCTTCAGAAATGCGTATTGCAAAAACTGATTTGCTGCTCTACCCATGGTGCCAAATTGCGACATGGTTATTATTCGTGACATGTTGTATTCCCGCCCCAAAATATATGACTCGTGCGCCTGGAATGGTGAAACTTCGCTGCGGCCTGTTCTGTGGAAAAGTCGAGCCCGATCTCTTTAATGCATGACGCATTTCTCAGCCAATACATAGCGGCAAGGACATTGGTAGTTGCCGCTCTAGTGCAATTCCACCTGATAAATCCTCTTTCTGCATTGTCGAGCACAGAATCAACGTACGTCTGGCGTAGTACCAGTGGCAACTCCGAAATAGAATCAAGGCTTATTGCGAGATCAGACACATTAGAGATAGTTGCATCCGTACACAACTTGACTGAATCTATTCCTACATGATGCAGATATTTCTTCTGAAGATCGCACACTTCCGGCAGGTCGTAGATAGTGTAGCTAGCTGGCTCAAGAAAATGCACTACCATGGCAGCAAGTAGCCCATATCCACCTCCTATTTCCACTACGTGCTTCCCGTGTAGAGTGCCACCCATAAATTCGCGAATGACACATACGTCTTCGAGTGTGTGTATGAGAGTATGTGATACGTGCAGCGTGCGCGTTATGTGATGCCGTCTTGGTGTTCCGACATCGTCTAATGCATGCAAGAATGCCGCATCCTCAAGTGTCGTGTGGGAATGCCTCCACAGTTCAGATAAGATCGGCTTCAATACCTTGTGCTCAACGTCCTTGTTTTCTGTGACACAGGCGATCCCTGGCATTTGGCGAAAGACCGGGAAATACACAGGATCGGACACTGCAAGCCTACAATCCTCAATAAATTGCCGATAGGTATGTTCGCCAATAAGCCAGTCTGAATTATACATGCTGTTTCTTTATTTCTGTTTTCAGTGCCTGCAAGAGTCGCTGCCCAAGTGCCACCTTTTCAGGTGGCGACCGCAAATAGTTGCCCTCTTCGCCAGCTGCATAATAATGATCGTATTCCAGGCCAGGCACTATGCGCAACTTATTTCCAGCAAGCAACCAGAGCAAGTTGTAGACAAACGAATCATTAGCATCGAAGACTTGCTCATAGTATGTTGATTGCAAGTCCTGTTCTGACAACTCCAGCCAATTCGGCAGTTGCCTATCTGCCCTGATGCCACGATATTGCCCAAAGACATTCAGGAATGATCGTCTAGCTACTGTCTGATTTCCAGTGTTGAAGAAGCAACAGAAAATCGGGTGTGGCACGATTTGTGATATACTAGTCAATGTATACGGAGTATCTGACGCAAGTGGCCGATAATTGAATCGCGGCCTCGCAAAACTGGCACATAACCATACAGATTGATCGGTGGCTAATGATAGCACCTTGTCGATAAAGGTACTATCCATGCTGTTGTCTGAGTCGCACGTAATTACCCAATCGCCAGTTGCCCTGGCGATGGCTTCCAGTTTATTCCCGAAGACTCCGTAATTGTGCGGATTTCGGAAAAGAGATACTTTTGCCTGTCCTCGCAGTAAGTGTTCCAACCCATCACAATCCTCTGAGCAGTCATCCACAACCACAATCTCATCAATACCAGGATGATTTTGCGCTGCTTTCAGGCATCTAAGTATTTTCGCGCCAGAGCCGCGCTGTGGCGACATTTCATTGTATGCAGTAATCGCAAAACTCGTACTCATTTGTGTCCATGCTTCCTGAATGCCCAGCTAGGGAAGTCTTCATTCGTCACAACGTGCAATTGTGCGCCGTATTCCTCAACGAACCTATCCAATACAGGCTGCACCATAATAAAATCATCAAAGATGCAATAATCATGGCCAGTGACCCAACCGCCAGGTTTCACTTTAGGAATCCATGCCTCTAAGTCAGAACGAATCCGCAAATGATTGGCATCTAGATAGACCCAGTCTAAGCTTTCGTCCTGGAATGTCTCGGCTACTTCAACGGAGTACCCCTTGATTATTTCCACATTCGCATGGTCTTTGAACCGTTCCCTAGTCGTTCTTTCGTTTTCGTCCTGCTGTGTTTGTGCGACGTTTGCTGGATCATGTCCATAATCCGCCACGGATTGCGTTTCCCAACAATCGATCAGATAGAGTTTTCGTGGCTTGTTAAATCGCACGATCATGTCGGCGAAATCGCCATGCTGCACGCCAACTTCCGCCACCACGCCGCCATTAGGAAGAGTGGCCGCCATTGTGCCTCTGTCCGTCATGTCCAGCATTTACAAGTCCTCCTTTGGCAATATGGAATCAAATTGCTGAAGATTGCGAGTATACACTGCGTGGCATGATTCACCCAATTGTGGGTTAGCGTAAGCATCCATCCCAGCGTCTGGCTTATCTATCCATGGTGCATACCCGGAACAATAGTGTATGATTTTCGTGTTGTCATTCGGGCAACTCCAACACGATACCTCCTTGTTGATCACATCGGACAGCATGTTGTAAAAAACAAGATTTATAACAGGCTGGTCAGTACCACGGACGCAATGCGTATTGATTGGCTGAATGCGGGTACACATTTCATGCAGTTGATCTATCGCGTCCGACGGGATGTCATCAGGCCTAAACAACAACATGGCCGTATTGTATTGCCGCCACTGTTGTCCATGCGTGCGCCACACCCACTCATGCAACTGTGTATTTGATGACCTGAATGGTTTACCCTCCTCTTTGAGTGTTCTGTTACATTCGTCGATCCAAAAGGTGAAGCAATGCTCTAGAGTATTTTCTTCGCGATCAGCAATGATGGTTGGCTGTCGTCGCTTGTGCAATGTGTCAAATACTGATGCAATATTTCCCTGGATAAGAATATCACAATCAAGATATAATGCCTTATCCCATTGCCTGAAGAACTGCGAGAATACATCGAACTTCTGGTAATAGCCGTCTGCTGATGTTCCTTCCAGTATGTGTATCTGCCGACCACTAAACTCGGTAGTATCTGTTCCTTGCGGAACTATTAACGCGATATCTCCGCACCATTCACCCTCGATTCGACAATTGACCATTGCGGCTTTTGCGTGATCGAAATAGCTTGGCGATGCCGCGAATATAACCACATTATCTGATGTTCGTTGCATTCTCAATTCAACTCCTCTATTGCTTTATGCGCCGCCTCTAGGTCGTCGCCAGTAATGTTTGGGTCCACATACGATATCTCCCGGTTCCAGCCTTTAGGCTCTATCTCACCTACTCTCGCCTCCGCCAAGCCCCATCCGACCGTGCCACGCACTGGCTGATAATACCCCGCGCAACATGCTAGCGTATATTGTACATGTTGCCTGATAAAGTCCACTGTATCATTCAAGCTCTCTTTGGTTTCACCTGGGAAGCCCAGCAAGAACAAACAGACAACAGGAATCCCCCGTTCCCATAGCATCCTGAGCTTCCTACTTGCCTCCTCTGGCGAAAATGTCTTCCCCATGGCACGGAGCATGTCCGCATTTCCACTCTCAATGCCAAGTTGCACATGCATTGGATCGTATCGTGAAATAGCCTCTATCCGCTCTTCATCGAGCTGGCTGATGTGCGAGAAAAACGTCGTTTTCCCTGATAGCACAACCCCCCTGCGATCAGCCTCATCTAGAATAGCCGCCATATGCGACACATCCAACGCAAACACGTCATCTACGAAAAATAGCGATTGCTTACGATACTTGCTAAGCAACATTTCGCAAATATCTACAGTCCTACTTGGTGCAAAATGCCTGATTCGCGGTTCTGTGTTATGACAGAAATTACATCGATATGGACATCCCCTGGTTGTCATTACTTCATTGTGCGAATTATTGGGATCAAGCCTAGCAAAGTCCGATGCGTTCCACGCTGGATAGTGTTGATAATCTATCTCTTCTCTCGCAAATAAATATTCCCCTGGTGAAGTAAACACTTCTATCCCAATCGCCTGTAGTTGAACTATCTCTTCTGTCGCTAGTGTGTCGCAACATTTTCCCCCTAAGACTATCCGGCCTTTATAGTGTTCCCTGATATGCCGCAACTGTTCACGCACCTCATTGTTGAATGCAATAGCCGAGATTCCCACAACGTCGAAACCATCGTAGTTAGCATGCGCCGACAGATACTCCACTTCCACCACATGGCCGAATTGTCGCCCATAGGCAGCGAGATCCAAAATGGCTATCGGCGACCTCGGCTCATTCTGGAAGTATGGCTGCATTAACAGAACATTCATGGCGCCCACCATTCAATCGTTTTATTCAGGCCGTCTTCCAGCGCCACTGGCTGTTGTCGATGTGGCAGCCATTGTGTTAGTTTGTCTATACATAGAGACTGTCTCGGAATTTCGCGCAGAAGACGTGGCTTCTTCTGCACTTCTACTTCTGCCGACTTTCCCATTAGTTTACAGATCGTCCATATCATGTCCTGCACCGATAACACCTGCCCAGTTCCTACATTGAACACTTCACCCCATGGGCTTCTGCCCATCAATGCCACCAACGTTTCCACTAGATCGTCAATGTAGATAAATTCCCGGACGAAATGCGCCGCGCCATCGGTGATAGTTGGTTGCAATCCACTAGCTAGTTTGTTTATAGTTCGCGGGACGATTCTACTGCTGTTCCTGTCGCCTGGCCCATACACATTCACTGGCCGCACACTAAATGCTGGCACTACATAACTTTTGTGATATGTCTGGACTAAGTGACTGGCGCATGCCTTTGACGCTTCGTAAATGCTGGTAGGCATGAGTGGCTGCGTTTCCGTGTATGGTGTCGCGCCGGCTCCATAGGCCTTGTCGCTCTCAATGCATAATACACCCTTTATTCGCCCTATCTGCCTCGCTGCTTCAAGGATATTCAATGTGCCAATGGCATTAGTGCGAAAACATCCGATAGGGTCTCTCATGCAGTTTCTGACTATCGATTTCGCGGCACAATGGTATATTTGCTCGATCTCATAATCCGCTAACACTTCGAGCACTCTACCATATTCCGTCACGTCTCCTCGCACGAATGTCCAGCCTGCTGGCGACACCTCACGACGGGCGAGCCCGAATACCTCATGCTCGTCCGACAGTGCATCTGCAATCGCCCTCGCAATAAAACCAGATACACCGGTTACTAAGATTTGCATTGTTCACGCTCCCAGGACTCATAATCAAATTCTCCTAGAGTATCAGTCCATGCATACGGACCAAGGCCCCTGAGGAAAGCAGAAAAACGAGTGATCCCTTTACTGATATCTGATTGGTTATCAATTTGAAAGACCATCCCTGGCACAAAGCCATAACACCTGAGCCTTGGCTGTATCTGTATTAGCGCGTGATCGCTCCCCGTAGAATGCGGCATCACGTCGTTCATCATTTCCAGGATTGTGTTGGCACTGTATCCATTAACAAGATATCCTTGGTTTGAAAACGCCCCATAGAGTCGGATTATGTGACGCACATCTGTCAACTCATGGTCAAAGCCTAGTTCTGGATGCCACTGTCCACGATCGTCGTGAAACGTTGCCCCAAGAAAAAATATGTCCCACGGCTTATTAAAGACGTTGCATATATAATCTAGCCGTGCCTGAAAGTCGCTACAGATCAGCGCGTCATCTTCCAACACCCCGACAATTCGACCCTCTCTCGCCTTCCCTATTACCGCAGTATGGGACAGCCAATTACCTATAGTATCCGGAGTATGCTGCATGGCTTTGACATTATCCATGCTGCCCGTGTAGTCCTCTTTCCTGTACGCCTCGAAACGTGTCGCAGCAATCCCCGCCTTGTCCAGTTCCCCACGGATATGCGTAAGCCTGTCCGTTCTGTGCGATAGATTGATGTAATACCAATCGATTAGCTCTTTGGCAAGACGCATAGTATATCTCCTACTTCTTCCACTCCGCAAATACAATGGTCGCTTAACATACACTTGCCGCCGTCATTGACTCAAACAAAATGTTTTCCCTGTATATGGCGACAGGACTAAACATGCTATACAACTCATCAATCAGTTCGTCTTGGGTAGGTTCACCAGCATAAAGAGGCGGGTCATGCGATTCAATGTACAGATAACGTGTCTTACTGAGGATGTGTTGCGCACCAGCAATAAATAGCCGCTGTGAACCTTGGATATCCGCCCAAATGAAATCAATGTTATCGATTTCCGGATGGTCCGCAAACCATGTGTCGAGCCGCATACATGGCACAGACACTGGCTCTTTGAATGTTATTTCTGGCGATCTCGCAAGGTGCCCTGTTGGTTCGCGCAGACTGCCAGAGAAATCCCAATCATCCCGCCGACCCGCCTTTCCCGTCGACGCATGGAAGTCTCTTGGGCCGTCGACGTCCGCCACCGCTTCCTCGTAGAGAGTTACTCGCTCATCGGGTAGCACCGCTTGCTTGAATCGCTTGGTTGCTCGTTGTTCTGGATCAAAACAGAACAGCCGTATTCCTGGCATGTATTCCAAGAACCGAATGGTGTCGGCGCCTTCGTGACACCCTATCTCAAGCATGATAGGTGCTTCACCTACCAAGTCCAAGATGTCTATCGCTGACAGTTCGTGGTTGTAGCGTTTCACACGTGCTCTCCTTCTTGGTCCTTGTTGAGTGGGTCGTACTCTTCTCCAGGAAACGCCGTGATGACCGGTTGGTGGCGCGTTCCCATGACGCCCTTGCCTTCGGCGCCAGTATGATCGACTAGGCTCGGCATGTGAACATGCTCTATGTAGCCCTGAGGCTTGAGGGAGCAATACACAGCCCCATCATTGTTTTTGAAACCAGTACGCCTGTTTTTGGCCCAATCAAAGAAATAGGTCGCCGACATTAACGCCTTAAGTGAATGTTGATCGAACACCAGGGCTTGCGCACCTTTGCCATTTCTAGGCGCTGGATGCCAGCCACTGCCGCCATCTATCCGGTCGGCGTTCTCCGGATACGTGCAGAGATTCAAATAGCCCTTGTCTGGATACCATTGCTCCAGATATTCCCGAAGATTCTGGCAACAGAGAATGTCATCCTGGAACATCGCATACCGATCACACCACGGGTTACGATAGTACAATTCCTGGATGGACAGCATCCAGTGTCCATTCGTTTTCACCTTATATCGCCTTGCGGCAACCGGCAGCTGAAAATGATCGTACTTGCTTGGGTCCTCGCAGCCATCGACAAATAGCGTAGGCTTATGGAATCCCGCCCTGGCTAATGATGCAATTGTCGGAGGTAATAGAGTCTCTAGCCGCTCATCCACCGTAGCTATTCCGTAGCTCCATCGCATAAGGTGTCGCTCCTCTTACGCGCCTTGATAATTGCTATTTGTATCAGCTTTTTGCCCACAAACCTGGCAAACGGCAATCCTCGTTGCTCCGCTGATTCTTCCAGTACATCAATAAGGAATTCGATGTTCTTGCTACACCACTCCGGGCCTCGCTGGTCCATTAGCTTGGCGTATTTCTCGCACTGACAGCTACCCGTTGCACGAATACCAAACCGACGCAATAGGGTTTTCAGTTCTGTCCCCGTGCCAGCCATGCTATTTGATTCGGATGATTCTGTTCACAACAATGAATTTCTGGCGATTGTCGGAATCAAAGCCACCATTGTACAGCCCCAAGTGTGGACTGCTTTCTCCGTGGCCCAAGCTTCCAGTGTGCTCAAATGTGTCTGTCAATGCGGTCCCTGCGTGCGCAGCATGCCCGAGCCCAACGCCTGTGCCAGGCCCGTCTACGTGCGTGGAATGCGAAAACAACCCGGCATCGCTTGTACCTGCGCCAATAGCTGTTGCGCCGCTCGATTCATCGGGCGCCGGCCAAACCTCGCTTGCCCCTAGCTGTATGCTGTGCCTATGATTGTCCGGGTCCTCGTAGGATGTGTATCCAGTAGTATCACCAGCAACACCAGACGCCCCTCCAACGGCATCGATTGCCGATTCCACGCTAAGTGGATGATGGTCGTGGTCTGGATGGTCATCATGATCTGCTATAGTGTGTGCGTCGTGCGTATCTAGCGTGTGTGTGCCATGAGCAGTTACCGTGTGGGCTGGTTGCGCCGTGTGTGCTGGGTGTCCATTTTCGCTTGCGCCATGCCAGGTAAACCCATCAATATTCCCAACCGTCTGCTCGTTGGTTTCTCCTGCTGCATCAAGCTGTATCGTTGTCCTGCCAGTACCGGCCGAATATACTTCCCATCCAGTGGGGATTTTCCCTGGGTAACTTACAGACCCATATTCCATAATCTGGCCTATGAATGACCATAGATATGGAGTCTGGCATATCTTGTTCCCCTCGGCATCCACCTTGTACGAAATGATATCATCTTCGTATACCGATGGGTCCAGTCCGATTCCTTCGGCCCGCTTCCTTGGCAGATAGACCGCAAATGGTGTTTCTCCAGGGTCTTCGACAACGCCACACCTGGACGCATGCCGCACCATCACGTAGGGATCGTCGCACGTCGTGCCGGTTCCCTCTTGCCAATCAGCGGTAGCCACGCACCAAATCAGATCGGTATTTGTGTTCGTTGATGGAGGAGGCACAACCCATCGTCCATTGGGCTGCTTGAAAATGATAATCCACTCTTGCGGAATCACACTGGTCGAGAAATTGAAGACCTCCTTGTCTTCGATGTCGATTGCCTCAACAACGGCAGTGCCCGTCAGGTCTTTGTAGACCCGGTAGATGTCGCAATCGCCTGAGCCAGGTTCATCGTCGTCCGGCCCAGCTCCATGCGAGGTCAACGCTGGAATGCCCGCCGATGACGTTGGCCACCCGATATACGTGCCGACCGAAGCAGGCGGATTGATGGTATTGACGGGGAATGGCGTCCTCGCCTTGTCCTTCTGCTCTCGCAACACTTGCTGCAGGCGTTTTATGTCGTTTGCGCTTAGGACCGGGATTTTCCCCATCGCGTCACCTCGGCAACACTACCAGGTGAAATCGCGTTGACCCACTCCGACACCGAATCCAATATTCCGCATCTTCCACTGGCGTGAACCTCACGGATTCGCCCGGGTGGATTTCCATCAGCGGAATACTCTCGCAGCTAAGCTCAAGGACACTCGCCGCCTGCTCCTCTTTCTCTTCTTCAGAGAGGTTCCGTTGCGCACGAGGAATGATACTACGTATCAAAATTTGCGAGATAGAGGTCAAGTCGCCAAGACCTAGGCGTTGTGGCGATTCCGACACTTTCAATCGCCGCTCATAGCACGATTCTTCTGTATTTACGGGCACGCTATAGCGTGAATCGTACTGAAGTGGTGTTTCCCCGGGCTCCCGGTAGTAGACCGATTCCACGACGGTCACACGGCCTAGTGTGTCTGCGTCTTGGCACGCCGCAGGCGGTATTCCATCGTACACCACTTCCGCCTCTTCGGACGTTGTTACGTCTTCACCCATTGTCGCTCCTCAATTGGTTAGACTTCATCTTTCAAACGCATTAACGATTACGTCACATGCAGCGGTATCCGCAACGAATCGCAATGACCGTGCCCCGGATGTTCCAGGCGGATCATCGAGAATTCTCGACAGCCTAAATACAGCAACCTCTCCAGCCAGCAATTCCCCTAACGGATAAAAATCCAAGCTGTCCGGACTGTAGATACCATAGGTGACGTAGTTCGTTGCGTCAAGGTTCTGGAGTTGGCAGAACCCCAATGTATCTATCTCTGACAGGTCAATATCGGTGCCGCTAGTAGACACCTCCACCGCGCCTGGTGACGGTCCCTTGGTGCCGGTCATATCCGCAGAAAAGGACGTCGGCGTATTGCGAAACTGTTGATTGCCGTTATTGATATTGAGGCTTGTCGTAACTTTGATTTCATTCGCCATGGCGTTCGCCTTGCCTTGTCGTCACAGTGTCGTTGGAATCCCGAGCAACGTGAAGTCCGATTCGTCGTAATGCTCGAAATCGTTGAATACCTCAGGCAGCCCTGGATTTAAGAAGATACCATTGCCATCGAGAGGGAACGGTACCGGCGACGTCGGCATGTTGTCTACGTTGTCTAGGATGTTTATGAAATCCTTGACATTGTTAGGGTTCGCACCAACCTTCAGAGCGTTGACTTCACGGAATCCCTCGTCCCGCAAATGCAAATCAAACGTATTCGAGTTGATTTCAAAGTCAAACGTCCGCGTATAGTAGTAGGTGCAAACACCTAATACCCTGCGTTCCCATGACAATTCCGAGAGCTTGATGGTGCGTGCTGGCATGCCCCACAATACATCGTCATTGACTGTGTTGACTTGCTCGGAAAATAGGTCCAATTGCAAGTCGGCCACGTTCTGTTGAATCCGCACTACAGGCCGCACTTCATCTTTCTGCCTCTGGTTCTCTGGATACAGATCAAAGCTACTCGCCTCGATCCGGTCGCCGTTTCTGTCGACTTCAGCAACGGTTTTCTCTCGCACGTAGCTCCCGCTTACTCTCTGTGGCTCTAATAGCGGGTCTTCTACTGTGGTGTCTTGGCACCGTTCCCAAGGAATCGTGCTGTGCGTAAGCTCCACGGACCAGTGTACGTGATTCTCGCCCTTGCGTGCCTTGTACCTGCGCACGCGCATATTGGGGCGACAAATCGCCCAAAAATCCACCTCGTTGCCGAAATTCCAAAACGAGCCTATCGCGGGTAGCCCGGCGGTTTCCATCACGGTTCCTGGCCCGTCGCCATAATCCGTCGTCTCGACCTTATGCAGCGAGGTGTAGGTTCTGTGCCCCTCACCGTCACGGTCAAGGCTCCAGTCGAGCAGGTCTACGTAAATGGCTGACACTGTGTTTGCTCCGTTATGGTATTTCCGCTGTTTCGATGACAGGCAACGTCTCGATTGCGCCTCTCAGCTCTTGCTGCTCTAGCAATTGCTCTTCCAGCAGCCTTGTGATACTCGTATCTTGTCCGAGTCTGTTTATCAGTGCGGATTGTGTCTCTTTTTGCACTGGCGATGCCTGCAATAAACTCGGCACATCAGGAAACGCTGGAAGCAATGGACCAGTCCGTTTCAGGTTTACTTCGGGCAATGCTGTAAACTCTACTTTAGGTAGTTGTAGATTCTGAACAGCACCTTTAACAATGTTTCCTACCTCTTCGCTGAATTCTTCTAAGGTGTCTGCCTTAAAGCCTTGAATGAGGGCTCTTTCAAATTCTGGGGGAGGAGCGAAAAGAACTTCTTCTCCCAAAAGACCTTTGGCAATGGCTGTTCCAGCAGCTTTGGCAAAACCTATAACAAGCTTAAGTGCAGTATTTAAGCCCTGCATAACTGAACGAATAAACCGAACAGTGAACACCTCGCGAAGTTTATTAGCAATGAACCCTGCCCCCAATGCAAACAGGCGCGCCAGAAGACCAACGCCAGTACTTGCGTTGTTGACCATTGCTTGAATCAGATTCATGAAGTTTTTTCCAAGGTCTGATAGCAATACCTTCCAATTGTTTCTCAGCCACTTGTTGATTATTGCCATATTTTCCTGGAAGTTCTGGAAAAACCCTATCGACCGATCTACAAAGCTCATGACTGCTTGTTTTGCGTTGTTCCAAGCGGCAATCAACCCGTCCGAACCTTCTAACCACAACACTATTCCGGCTATCGCAGCACCTACAGCAACTAGCCCAACTACCCAAGGATTCATGAGCCCTACGATTGCTGCCAATACCTTTACTGTAGCTATAAGGACACCTAGAAGTTTTGCAGATATGAACAATGCCGGACCAACAGCACTAACTAAGGCAATGACAGCAAGCGTAGTTGCTTGGATTTTTGGATCAAGACGAGAGAACCTTAGAGACAACTTTTCTACAGAAGTGAGTAAAGGATCTACAAGCTTTGTCAATTCTAACACGGCAGGTGTTAGAACGTCTCCAATGTTTTGCGCAAGAACTTGAACTCTTACCACCATTTTCTTGTAAGCAAAACCTAGCTTGTTTATGGTGTCCGTTTGGGTTGCAAATGCCCCTTCCGCTGCACCACTAGCGTCTTGCATCGCCTTCAGTTTCTCCTTGTAGACATCTGTTTGGCTGCCAGTGAGTGCAAGTGCAAGTGTTTGCCCCTCAATGCTGCCGATGTATCGCTGGAGTGGCAGTTTGCTCTTCGTCGCCTCTCTGGTGACAAATTCTATAGCACCCTGCAGGCCCTTCTGCTCAATAACTGCCTTTCCGCTCTCGAAGCCAGTCTTTTTCAGCAGCTTTATCATGTCCGCCGAAGGAGACGACAACGCCTGAAGGGCTCCGCGTAATTGCGTAGTCACTTCTGCCGCATTCCCCGTAACGCCTGTCCCCGTAGCCATGACCGCAAAGACTTCTTCCTGCGTAACCTGTAATTCCGCAGCTAGCGGGATGACCCTGCCAATACTTGAGGCCAACTCCGGGAATGTCGTTTGGCCCAATTTGTTCGTGACAAACGCCAGGTCGGCCACTTTCTGGACAGCTTTCGCTGACGTGTCGCCGTAGCCCTTCGTGACTGCGCTAGTGAGATTGATAGCATCTGTCGTAGTCGCCAGCCCGGCAGTGGCAGCTTTTGCGTTGATCCGCAATACCTCCATGGTATCTGCCGTATCGCCAAATGCAGAGACCACCTGGAACAAACCACCAGCAATATCGCCTGTTGTTTTGCCGACTTCCACGCCAAGAGCTTGGACTCCCGTTTTCAGCTCGCGCACTCGTTCCGGCGCTAGTCCGAGAGCCCCAACGTTCGCCATGGCGGCATTCAGATCGGTAGACATCTTCGTAGCAGCGGTGCCGAGGCCAACCAGTGGTAGCGTTATGGCAGCAGTAAGCACCTTGCCGGTTTCCACTGCTTTTCTCTCGACCGTATTTAATGTCGATACAATCGATCGTGTCGCCGAGCGAGTGCTGCTTTGCGCAGTCTTCAGCATGGCCTGATAGGACTTTTGGTCCCCGAGAAGTCGGACTACAAGCCGTTCTAGCTCAACTTCGCTTGCCATGCTTTACCCCTCCAACAATAGCCATCCACCGCTTTTTCAGTATATCTGACACCTGCTTTTTGGTCTGAGCCGCCGGAGCCTTGCGTGGTCGTTTCACCTCGAAGGGCACCTTGAATGATTCAATGCCAGGAACAGCCGCATTGGAATTACATAACGCATGTGTCTGGCTTCGCACCTCTTGGGCAACTCTCATCAGGTACCAATCGGTCCTGCTCGGCTCGTCCATCTCAAGCTGAAAATACGCTTGCCATGCTAGGTACTCGTTATATGATACTTTCGCTAGGCATTCGGCAAGCGTCATTTTCAGGCGGAGTGCCAAATACATCCACGATTGGTACTCCTTGGCTAGTTTTTTGCCGTCTCGGTTACCTCATCCTCGGTTAGGTCCAAGCCACCGAGTTCGCGTGCCTTGTCCGCAAGAGGCGTCTGAATCCGATTGGGCCACCCACGAACGGTTGCCAGCGATACGTTTTTCCCGTCGCTGTCGCGCAAGCACAACGCAACGAGCAACGAATCGGCATCGGCCGCGCCTTCAAGCTTTTGCGGTTTGCCGTCAGGGCCGATGGTCGCGCCATTCAGGACGGAATTGCGGTACTGCCTCACTACCTCTCCGGTCGGCTCGTACAGTGTGTATCGATTCCCGTCGATCTCGAAGTCCGCACAATCAAGCGTCGTGGTACCAAGATTGGTGATTTCCCTAGTCATGTCTATTTCGCTCCTAAACTGGCAGGCCTTCCCAAGTCCCCGGGGAGCACTGCCAATCACTCCCCGGGGACGTTTGCGCAATTATCATGTGCCTGCCACATTTGTCAATACAGGCGCCTCTTCGGTTCTGTTCGTCGGGTCCCAATTCGTCGGCACAATAGTGATCGTCGCCATAGGCATCTCGCCCTCGACGTGTTCCCCCGGCTCGAACCGTCGCAAATAGCCATAGAATGCCAACGTCGACCCGTCCGGGAATTCCACCGTGATCGTGTCGCGCCGGTTAACGGCCGCCATGATCTCATCAGTGCCATAGATACCTGGTTCATATGCACCAGTGTAGGTGAATTCATCTAGGGTCTTCAGTGCCCTTGGCGCAGACGTTCTCCACGTGGTGTTGAAAAACGTGGTCGTGTCGATTGCATCCCCGCCTTCCACTGGCGGTGGCGAGGCAGTCTTCTCCCAAATCAGCAGCGACGGACGGCTACCAATTGTAACTTTTGTTGGGTGCCCGTCTTCCAATTTGATGCCATTAGTCGGCGCATCAGAAGGGTCGAGTCTAGTGGTTGCAGTTGGAGCAGCCATGGTTATCTCCTAATATTGTCAAGACGTTTGTCTCAATGCTACAACAGCGTTGATGGTGAATAGATTCCGCTTCGTGTCCCTCACTTCTTTCCCGAGAGACACAATATCAGTAGTGCGCGTCACGGTGTATACGATGTACGTTGTGCCAGCAATCGTTATTGGGCGATATTGAATGTCCTTATCCAATGCCTCGGTTATCGCGTTCGCCTTGGTCCTTCCAGGGCTGACTGCGTAACTACGAATCCTGACCTGGATTCCATAATGCAGCCACGTTTCTCCGCTCAAATGTGACCGTCCATCAATCCTGCTGGTCGTATCGTACAGCGTAATTGCATCGTCCGGGCTGTCCGGCTCTTGCGAATAGCTTATCGGCCAGTCTTCTCGCGACGTAGGCAATGTCCCCAAACCCAACTCCACCAGAGTATGGCGCATGATATCTGCCGGCGAGTGATTGAGGGAACCGCTCATCTATCCTCTTCCGTGAATGCACTAGCCCGAAGGTTTCCCGTGTCGATTGGCACCAAATCCTGGCTCTCTCGCTGTAACCGAAGTCCCGTGAGAAGCAGAGCCTTCAGTAAGGTTGCGCCCTTTCGCATGCTATCCTCGATTATCCTGCGGAATTCTGGCTTCATTTCCCTGGCTGGCTTTTCCAAATACTTTGCCTGCCCTACCGTGTGCCGAGCCTCCATATTCTCATGGACATACACCGCGTAATTCGCCGTGTAGCCGACCCTGACGGCTTCCTTGGGGCTATTACCATAGGCTCTGGACAACTTCCGCAGCTTGTCCTCCAATGCTCGCAGATTCTGTATTTCGGCCATTATTCGAGCCCCAACACGTTCGGAATCGCGTAAGGATCGGTTGCACTCGCTGGAATCTCCACCGTCTTCCACGGTCGCTCGTCGCCTCGTCGTATCTTGTATTGGGCTCCGATGAACATGTTGGTAAATGATACCAATCCGGTTGCATCGCTCGTTTCCGTGCGCACCTTGGTATCCGCACTAATCCCCGTGCCCGGCAAGTCGTGTATTTTCACGGAGACCGATGCGCCTTCTTCAACTATTCCATCCTCATCGTAACAGTAGAAATACCCCGTAACAAAGCCCGGATTACTTGCTGGAATGCTCACTGCTGTCATCGAATACGTTTGGCTTGTGTCTGCCGATACGGCAAGTGTAGTTGGGGTGAAGGAATACGTCGCCTTGGTGATTGCGACATTCCATGTAGCGGAATCCAACGAGAATGAGCATTGCCCGCTAACGTTCGTTGTCGCGGTGTAGCTCTCGCCTCCATTGGTCATGCGAACTGTTGCATTTTCGAGCGGGTCGGTACCATCGTTGACGGTTATCGTTACGGTCCACGCTCCACTACCAGTATCCGACGATGTCCAAGCGGCATCTCCCCTGTCTCGAATGGCTTCCAGGCTATCTGCCGCCACATCATAGGTCCCGCCAATGTCGCTGGGTAGCGTTGCAACCTTGCTAGTCATCGCCTTCAGGAAGCCGAGGATTGTATTGACGCCAGTTCCAGTGAATGCTCCAACTCTATTAAGCAGCGTTGTCTGATCTGTCTGCACATCACCAATGTCAGTGCTCAGTGTGTCTTGTGATTCACGAAGTGCCTCAAGACTGTCTGTCGTCACGTCATACGTTCCACCAATGTCGCTAGGCAGCGTAGCCGCCTTACTCGCCATAGCTTTTAGGAATCCAAGGACGGTATTTACACCTGTGCCCGTGAATGCGCCGATTCTGGCAAGGAGTGTGTCTTGTTTCGCTTCAGTCGCTAGAGTGGATTTGTCCGTAATGATCGGGAGCATTTTGTAACCGGTCGTTGCATCCGGCGTGACAGTGAACGCATCCACGGTAACCGTTTGGGTGGCGCCATCGTAGTCCAATATAGATCGCGATTGATCCTGCCCCGTACCGCTTACCAGCTGCAATGTTTCCCCGTTGTATATGTCGTCTACCGTGCTTGCGAGCGCATTCAGTTGCGCCGTTGTCCCTGTTGCTGCTCGCAGCCGGCCTTCGTTGGTAGTCGCCGCGCCGTTCACCGCCTGCAACACGAATTCGCTTGTAGCATCTGGCTGCACCTTCCAGTCGCGATCTACAATTGCCGTGCGCGAACTGCCGAAATACTCAAGACTGTGTCGCACTTGCCCGCTTCCAAGTCCTGACACAATCACTATTGCGGCTGGATCATAGGCACCGTCAAGACTGCTCGCGCCAGAATCAAGGACAATTGTATTCGCAGTGGACGAGACTACATCTCCGGCATAGATAACAATGGAGTCCGCTGTCTCCCTTACTTTCTTACCAGCCGAATTAGCGATATTGTGATTCGCCTTAGTAATTACACGATCCCACACAGCTTTGGCGTCGATGTCTGTATTGACGACTGCTGCGCCAGACCAATGGACCGTTTGGACGCCCATCGTGTTTTGGCCTGGTGTCGGCGAGGCACCGGTGTAATACTCGATAGCATACTCTCCAGCGGTCGTAATCCCTGCCGGGAAATCCCCAACGTATGTACCCGTACCGCTCGCGTCGGATGTTTGCTGTTCCGTGCAGGTAATCATACCAGTGGCCCAATTAGCATCACTAATAGCTGAGGCGGCAACCATGGCCGAACCATTCCATCGCGTCGTGCGGTCCTCGCCCCACACTATCGCCTTGATAGTCAGCCCTGTTGCCAGATGGATATTCAGTTCCCCGGACATGCCAATGCCTCAGTGTTCTATTTCGTGCCTATTTGCCTGCTGCCAAGTGTGTCCACCTGATAGTGAATTCCCAGGGTATGTGTCAATGCGTCCCCTCCGTACTCGTCGGCTGTTGCTGACACACGGCTTATGTCAAACGCGAATTGGTCACCAATCTTAAACGTGGTTCCTGTAATTGCCTCAAACACGCTTATCGTGCTTTCGTATTGCGTATCAAAGTCTGTTTCCACCGTTATGGTCGTTGCGGCGCCTAGTACTTCATTGGCCCTTGCAACAGTGTAGATTAGCTGCCATTTCACCTTGTCCGTGCCGGTCGGTGCCGCAATACCTTGCCAGTGTATATGGAAGGACAGGTCCGTCCCCTCTTTGTAATCATGCTGAAGCTCGAATACACCGCTGACCCCTTCGCCTGGTGCGAATGCATATGTAGAAATGCCAGTGTCTGTGCCAGTGCTGTCTTTCAGTTCATCAACGTCAGGGAGGCTTGATGTCGGCAGACTCAAAATAGACCCGGCCAAGTTGATGTCTCTGTAGACCGGCTCACCTAATACTAGCGTTTTGTCAGTTTCGCACCCAAGAGTAATGTCACCACCAGAATCTACCGTGGCGGTTGCTGCCGTATCCGCGTCGTATGACAATTTTAGCTGGGTCGTTGCGTCAAATACTTCCAGTGTCGCATCTGGATCAGTAACGCCGATCCCAACCAGGCCATCGTGCATGACGACCATGCGCGTGTCCATCGTAGTCCCAGAACTGGTCTTAAATAATAGGTCGGTATCTCCAGCGATATCCGCATTGGTCCTGTCCGCCACAATGGTTACACCAACATTGTCGACGGAAGGCGTAGAGCTAGTGCCCATGATGATCTGGACATCGCGGCCTGCAGTGTTCTGTATTTTCAGCGTCGTGTCAGAGACGTCCGCATCAACAATGTGTGCCCGGTGCACCGGCACCAGTGGATTGCTGTCTCCCAATGCCAATCTGCCGAGAGAATCCAGCCGCATTCTCTCTATTGCCGCCCCTGTGTTGTTCGTCCCGAACACGATATCCGTAGTGTTCGTGGTCGACAAAAAGCTTGCGTTTGCTTCTGCCCAAATCGACGCTCCGGGAAGGATGGCATCGCTTCCAGAGGATTCCAAAGGTGCGTTGAAATTGATTCGCCCTAATTCATCCCCATCGACAATCTCTGTCTTCTGCGTTGCCAGCGTAAGGATTCCTGCCGAACTAGCATCTCCCTGCACATCCAGTATGGATTGCGGACTAGCGGTATTCACACCAACCTTGCCAGACCCGTCAGGCAGTAGCGGTATATTACCGTTCGACGTAGTAACAATCGAATTGCTGTTGAGGTCCAGGTCGCCCCCAAGCTGCGGCGTCGTATCCTCGACAATGTTCTCCAGGGCATTGGCCAACCAATGTACATTGGTATTTCCGCCCAGGTCCTCGATTCTGCTTTCCGGCTCTTGGATGTAGACATCATCACATGCCTGGATTTCATACATGTTGTCCGATTCACCGGACACCCCGGGGTTACTCTCGTAGTAATAATTCATTCCGAGCCACAGTCTAGTCATCGTATACGCACGTATGGCGTATCCAGTGTTGGCCTCGAAGAAATTATCCCGGATGGTTACATCGCGTGATGTCGGCGCGATGTAGAGCGTATCGTCTTGTCCCTCAAGGATGTTGTCCGTGATCGTGGCGCTGAACGCACATAGCCGAAATACCGGCCCATTGTCGTCTGTACCCTCGTGATTCTTGGTGGCATCGTTATTAGTTATTAGCAGGCGATTACACGATGTCTGCCCGCTGAAATCGACAACCTGATTGTTCCACTTCAAGGAACATGTATCGATTGTCAATTTGCCAATCTGATAATGGTCGCCAGCACCCTGGACAACATCTATAACCTTCGCGAACTCGAAAACGCCAAGATTGTAGAAATGCAGGTCCCTGCGAAAAGTAGTATTCCCAAGTACCCCTGTGTTTATGTAAAACGCCGTTCCGCCTGCATTAGGTCCGCCACCAACAATAACAAATCCCGACGCCGAAAATCCGGCCGCTGTCTGTGCTTGTTGGCAGGACGGAAATTCAAACAGGTGTCCAGACCCCGTGTAATATAGCCATGTGTTCCGTCCAAGGTTGTCAGGGCCAGAATCGCCCTTGATCTGGATGTTGTTGCCCAAGATTTCCAGGGTGGACGTAATTAGATATTTGCCAGCAGGAATATAGAGCGTTCCGCCGGAGGTTGTATACACCCCAGTGAAGTCCGAATAGTCGTTCAGGATATCCAGCGCCGCTTGGAATGCACTGGTATCGTCCGTCACGCCATCCCCTACGGCGCCGTAGGTCTTGACGTTGACTACGTCCATTCGCTCTGGAATAGGAATCCCTGAAGGCATGATAATCTACCTACTAATCAGTCGCTCTGCACATTCAGCTTGCCAGTTACGCCCGCACCGCCAGCCGCAAGCGTTACCGTAATCGCACTACCCAGGGAGCTGGCGAATTCCCTTGGGAAATACAGAGAGCCAGGCCCTGTTGTCGTGATGTCGACAACCACCGTGTACGTTCCATCCGTGATAGTTAGGCTGCCTCCGGTAGGATCGGCGTCGTAACTGTAGACCACCTGGGAAATGTGATGATATTTGTTCGTCGCAGCGGCAATTGTTACCACTGCCGCCGTGTTAGCAGCCGGTTCGTGGCTCGTCCACAATCTGCTTTCATGCTGGTGTAAAGCTTGATCTGCCATGCTTATCTCCCCGAGAACCCATCAAATGCTCTCGTTAAATCTAGCCCTAGTCCCATGCCAGCAACAGGCGTGAAGACGAAGGACCAATTGATATTTCCCGTGTTGTCAATGCTGTCGTGCGCGATGCCCTCAGTAACTCCAGCAGTGCAGTTCTTTAGCTCCACGTACCTGGCAGTGCACGTACCCGTCGCGTCTATTGTTACTAGGGTATCCGCCTCAAATGCCAATTTCTGCGAGTCGGACACCCCACGAATCAGGGCATTACCGCCCACGGTGAATGTGTTCGTGTCGAGCCCCGTGGAATCGATGGCATCCGTACTGGAGATCGTGAAATCGCCAATAGTCGTGTGTGTTAACCCACCACCGAAATTCACCGCCCCAGCGGTTCGCAGGAATGAATCAAACGTAAATGCGGTGGCAAATGTCAATGTGCCTGCCGATTTGTTAATCGTAAGATCGCCCAACGCAGTATTGGCCGTGTCGAATGCGTGGTCGCCGTCGCCAGTCGCAAGAAACGATGCCGTCCCGCGTGTAACTGTCGCAGACGCTATGTCAAGATCACCGTTATTGAGAGTCAGAAGCCCACTTCCGAAGTCAATATTGCCTGAATTCGCGCCGATAATATCCGCTCCATCGGCACCGGCCAGATTGTACGTATCGCAGTCAAGTGTTGACGACGCACCGTCGATAAC